GTATAATAAAATAAAAGATAATAAAATTTCTTTAGAAGATGTACCAGATAAATTTAAAATAAGAATAAAATCTTATATAGAACATATACCTTGGAATAAAGGGAAAACGTATAAATCTACAGAACATTTAAAAGTTGCTCACAAACCTTCAGATAGAAGTAATGTTAAAAATACATTAAGAGATAAAGCTAACACAGTTTATGTATATGATGTTAACTATATTTTTGTTGATAGTTTTAGAAGTTCTAAAGATTTAGAGGAGCTGTCAACAAAAATAATATTACCTATAAAATCTAGATTTTCCTGTAATAGAATGAGTAAACCAATTTGCTATTTAAGTTCAGGTAATATAAATAAAGCAATAAAGAATAATAAACAATACAAAGGTTTGTATTTTTTTAATAAGCCCTTACATCCAGGAATGGATGATAAGAATGAACCAAAATCGGTGAAAGTCTGGAATGATAACACCGAGGTAAATAGGTAACTGCCTATCACTGTACAGCATAGAGATTGAGCGCAATAGTAGCAAAAATATCTCCACGAGTGGTTCACATCTAGAACAGATGAAAATATATGCGGGACTTATATGAATAATAAATATAAGAAACTAAGATAAAAAGCTTAGTGTTAACAACATCGTTATCGGGTAATCTACAAAATGAACATAATTTTTGTTATAGTCCGTTTGCAGTAATGCAGATTAGAATAAATGGACAGTTATTGTTACTAATGTTAGCAGAAAAACTCGTACAAATAGGATGTCGAATCGTCCAAGCAAACACTGATGGTTTGTTTGTGCTTTTAAAGAAAAGCGTATATGAAGAAGCTAACAAGATTTGCAGAGAATGGGAACAACTTACTAGACTTACTCTAGAAGAAGACCGTTTTGAAGCTATGTATCAATATGCAATTAATGATTATATTGCAGTTAAAGAAGGATATAGTAAGACTAAGAATCCTAATTTAATTAAAACAAAAGGAATGTTTATTACTGAAGTATTATTAGGCAAAGGTTTATCTGCAAAGATAATACCTGAAGCTATAATTAAATACTTTGTAGACAAAGTACCAGTTGAAGAGACTATAAAAGGATGTACAGATATACGTAAATTCTTAATGTCTGAAAAGACTGGTAAACAATGGCATGTTGAATACATGAATAAAGAGCAACAAAGAACTAATCGTTTCTATGCATCTACTAATGGTGGATACTTATGGAAATGGAAAGATACTGGACACAAAGAAGGTGAAATTATAACATACACTGAGCCATATGTAGGAGAACATAAATATAAGGCTTCTGCAAGACAGTATCAGAATATGCTAACGGCATCTGGTGTTACTCTTTTAAATAAATTTGATGATAAACCAATTGAAGAACGAAAGATTAATTATAGGTATTATATATATGAAGCCTATAAGATAATCAGAGAATTAAAACCATTACAATTGAGCCTATGGGATTAACAAAGGCTACCAAATAAATTTCAAAGAACTATATGCTCATATAATATATGAGAATATGATTTTAGAAATAGACACTTCTATCTTAGATAGAATACCAAACATATCTATTAATCAATTAGTATTCCTAACACTTGTATTGAGTGATATCAAAGTATTCAATCAAGACATTCAGAAACTTCTCAGCCTAGTTAATGAAGAAGAAATACAAGAGTTAGCTAATCAAGGTTTAATTAGTATTAATAATAGTACTGATAACCAAGTCATAAGTAAGACATCAAAACTAGATGAACTTCTTAAAGAAGATAAAACTATGTTTGATACTTTTTATGACCAATTTCCAGTTTACGTTATACGCCCTGATGGAACTAAAGGTTTCTTAAGAGCTAATGTAAACAAATGTAGAAAGGAGTATAACCGCATCGTAGGTAAATCTAAAGCAATGCATGAACACATTATGGATTGTCTAAGATATGAAATAGATGATAAAATGCGTACAGGCAAGATGGGTTATATGAAAACTATGTGGAAATGGCTCACTCAACATGAGTGGGAAACCTTTGAGGAACAAATGAAATTAGATGATTATCAACCTAATACTTATAATTATGGAACAGATGTCATCTAAAACACTATCATTTCGTCATATATCTACTGCAACAAATGAAGCAGTAGAATATATTCGTAAAAGAAAGAACCACGAAATTCAATCTTTAAGAACAAGATGGAATAAGTTTAATAAATCCTGTATGGGAGGAATTGAACCAAATACGATATATACTATAGTAGGTATATCTGGTAGTGGTAAATCTTCATTTGTGAATACACTTGAAACTGATTTAATAGATTTAAATTCTAATCAGGATGTTATAGTACTCAATTTTAGTTTTGAGATGCTTTCATCTAGGCAAGTAGGTAGAAAAATAAGCAGTAAGTTAAGGCAAACTACTGCTGAGCTATATAGTGCTAATAATGAATTAACAGATGATTTATTAGATAGAGTTGAACAAACTTCTCAACAAATAAAGTCGTATCCTATATATTATGTAGATACTCCTGGTACTGTTGAAGATATAGCTTCTACTATTAATTACTTCTATGAAACTAAAGCTAAAGACAAGAAATTTGTGATTATACTTGATCATACTCTTCTTGTTGAAGGTCAAAATCGTGAAAGTGCCTTGCAAGTTATTTCCGAATTACAGAAACTGTTTATTAAGGTAAAGAAATTACCTAATACTACTATAATTCAGTTATCACAGATGAATCGGAATATAGAAAATCCTGAAAGAATTAACAACCCTTCTATGCATTATCCAATGCGTAGTGACATCTCCTCTGCTGATACTATATTTCATGCGTCTGATTATGTCATATGTATTCACAGACCAGAATTACTCAATATACAACAGTATGGACCAAATCGTTTACTAGTAAAAAACAAAGTCTACCTACATATTCTTAAAAATAGAGATGCAGGAGAGTGTACAATATTAGAGTTTGATAATGATTTGAAATACAATAATTTAATTGAGACTATACGAGGAGAAGAACCAGCAAGGAAGATTTCGTTTAGTAATAACAATTAAAAAAGGCTGAAAATTATGAAAACATATACTTTTAAGTTACCGAAAAACAACAATAGTGCAGATATCTATAAAGAAAAGTTGATGAAACGAGTTATTAATGCTTATCCCTGGTTGACAGTAGAAAGCAACTACGACTATCCTAAATGTGATTTTGGTGTAGAATATGCTGGAGCTGGTGACTATATTACTTTAGGCTTAAGTAAGACTCATAATATTGGCTGGATGCCAGAAGAATGTGCAAACTGTCCGTTTAAGTGTTTTGCTGACGGTAGTATTAACTTTGATTTGGAGAAAGAGTTCTTCAGTGCAATGAATGCACTTGATATCTATGCAAAGAAGAATTATCCATTTAAGAAGGATTATGACTTTGAAGATGAATTCGGTACACCGATTAAGATTTTCGATAATTTCGTACAGATTGGTTGTGAAATTATTCCGATTGCAACTGGTTCATTGAACCATTTGAAATCAAAAACTAAAAAGACTATCATTGACATCACGATTAAGATTAAGAATCGTGGTTTATTTTAAAAAATATTAAAATTTGTCCGTATTATCAGTGATTACCAAAAACTTTCAGTAAGGATACAAAAATAAAGCTTTTTATGATTGTATTACCAAAAGAGAAAGTAAAAGCTAAAGTAGAAAATCCAAGATTTTTAATAATTTTTGGCAAGCCTAAGGCTGGTAAAACTACTTTAGCTTCCAAACTAGATAATAACTTAATCATTGACTTAGAAGGAGGCTCTGAATTCCTTGAAGCATTAGCAGTACAAGCTAGATCTGTAAAAGATTTAGGAGATATTGCAAATGCTATTAGAGAAGAAATTAAGTCAATGGGAAAGAAACCGTATAAGTATATTACTCTCGATAATGCATCTCGACTCGAGGAAATATGTCTAAGCTATGCAGCTACATTGTATCGTCAAACACCTATGGGAAAGAACTACTCAGGTAATGATGTTAGAACATTACCCAATGGTTCTGGATACATGTATTTACAGCAAGCTGTAAGAAAAGTTATAGACATGTTTAGAGATCTTTGCGATAACTTTATCTTAATTGGTCATCTTAAGGATAAGATGATTAATAAAGAAGGTGAAGAACTATCTGAGATGTCTCTAGATTTAGTTGGTAAACTTGCTAATATTATATGTGGCGAAGCTGATGCAGTAGGCTATGTATATAGAAAGAAAAATGAAACCCATATTTCTTTTGAAGGAGGAGATAACTCTGTGAGAGAAGCAAGAGCACCACATCTGAGAGGTAAGAATATTGTTATTGCAGAAAGCGATGAAAATAACAATATTAAAGTTTATTGGGACAAAATATATTTACCAGAATAACTTTAACAGTATTTTATATCAGTTTAAAGAATTAGAATTATGATTTATAGTACAGAATTAGCAAACCAGATACAAGAGAGTAAAAATAAGTACTTAGAAGCAGGTATTCACGAAAATGTGAAATTTGTTAGTGCTAGAGTTGATAAATCCATTAATGGAAACATCTTTATCGAATTTAAGTTTGAGAAAGATGAACAGACTATGACTCATACTGAATGGGAATCTACTAAGAAACCTAATGAGTCTGAAGAGGATTATCAAGCTAGAGCTACTAGACAAGTAAAGCGTATTCTACAGATTTTAGGATGTTTCTATCCTAAAGAAGTACTTGTTTTCGCAGGTTCTTCATTTAATGAATTTGCAAATTGGGTTGTTAATCTGCTAAATGCAGCAAATAAAGATATTTTACTTAAAGTAAAGATAGTTTATAATAATAAAGGCTATACTACTTTGCCTAACTACTGTAAGTTTACTTTTATTGAACCAATGAATTTACCTGAGGGACAGAAGAGTAAGATTACTGAGTTGAACATTGACTTATTTATTCGACCTGTAGTAGCAGACAAAGAAAATAAGGAAGAGAATCCGTTAGATATGATTTCTACAGATACTCAGGGATCAGGTAACGATTTGCCTTTCTAATTTAGTCTTTAAACAGTTGCCTACGCTAGGCATAATATAGCGATACGTGAGTAGCATGCCGCTATGTGAGTCTTTAGACAAAATAATAGATTTGGAATAGCATGCACTCACGTTTTAAAGGAGTATTAGTTTATGGTAAAATGCAGTTCGATTCTGCAATACTCCACAAATTAAAATCTATATCATATGCTATACGACACTACAAATATAAAAGATGAAGTGAATATTACTCTAGATTATATATTATCTAAAGTAACAGAATATGATATATATGCAGCATATATTGGTAATTTTAAAGTAGGCATGATTTATAACAGTCCATTCAGAAAGGATAAAAATCCATCATTTGGATGCTTCTATAGTAGAACTACTAAACAATTAATGTTTAAAGATCATGGTACAGGTGATTGCGGTAATGTAATTAAGTTTGTTTCATTACTTACCGGTTTAACTAATTATTCTGATATACTTAATAATATAGTTAATAAGCTTAAAATTACTAATAATACGCAACTCGTTAGCTCTAAGCAATACATACCGTCAACAGAGACAGTAATTGGTGTAGTAAGACAAGACTTTACTCTAACAGACATCAATTACTGGTCTCAGTTTAATATTAGTATTGATACTTTAAAGAAATTTGGAGTAAGTAGTATTAAATATTACCTGTGTAATGGTATTGTAAAGGGTATTTACAAGGATACTAATCCTATGTATGCTTATAAGGTATATAATCATTTTAAAATTTATAGACCTTTAGCAGATAAATATACAAAATGGCGTAATAACCTGACAGAGAATGATATTCAGGGGTTTAAACAGTTACCTAAAACTGGTGATGTACTCATAATAACAAAGAGTATGAAAGACGTCATGTGTTTATACGAAATGGGGATATCAGCAATATCTCCTTCTTCAGAGTCAACTTTTTTACCTGATAAAGTATTAGAACAACTTAAGAAGCGTTTTAAGCGTATTATTATATTGTTCGATAGGGACGAAGCTGGCGTAAAATATCTTCGTAAAATGAGCCTTAAAACAGGCTTAGAAGGGCTTTTAATCCACAAAAAGTTCAAAGCGAAGGATGTATCAGATGCTATTAAAGCAAATGATTTTGAAACTATTAAAAAATGGCTTTATGAAAACATTAAAAGATAAACTAAGAACATTTTGGAAAGATTTTAGAGAAGTTATAGCTAATCTAATTTGTATCCCATTCCTATTAACTACTATTGTAGTAGTGATGCTTACTGTAGGTGTGTGTAAACTAACAGATACAATACTACAAATAGATAGAGATGTTATAAAAATATTTGAAGAATGTATTTATGGAGCAGAAGAAGAAATAGGGAAAAGTAAAGAATGCAACTCCTAATATATATGATGGAATAAAGTTTAGAAGTAAGCTTGAAACATATACATATAAAAAGCTGAAAGAAGCTAAAATCAGTGCTGAATATGAACAGCATAGATATGAACTTCTTCCAGCTTTTACTTTTGGAGGAAAGAAATATAGACCAATGACTTATTTACCTGATTTTGTAGGAGATAAGTTCATTATTGAATGTAAAGGGTATCCTAATGAGGCATGGCCTTTACGTGAAAAACTATTTAACTACTATTTGTATAGATTTGAACCTAATATAAAGTTCTATATAGTACATAATCAGAAACAAGTAGATGAGTTAATAAAACATTTAAAAGAATGTTAATTTTTTGTGCAGTATTAATATATAAATTAACAGCAAGTTTGTATTATGAAAATATGTGCAATTAGTGATTTGCATGGTATATTGCCTTCTATACCAGAATGTGACGTATTATGTATTGCTGGTGATGTAGTAGACCTAATTGTTCAAAGAAGTTCTGATGAATCAGATGCATGGTGGAGTACTGCTTTTATTACATGGGCTAATAAGTTATCATGTAAAAAGATATTTGTAGTACCAGGAAATCATGATATATACATTGAACAATTATATAATGGATTAATAAAAGATACTACTTTACAGGAGTTTAAGGATAAAATATCTTTACTTACTAATGATAAGGTAGTATTTCTTATTGATGAATTACATGAATATAAAGGAGTAACATTCTATGGTACTCCCTGGATAGCTCCTATACACTGGCAAACATGGGCATTTGAAGATACTCAACATGAATATGATGAGTATGTATGCCCATATGAAAAGATACCTAATTGTGATATACTCATTACTCATGAGAATCCGAATTATAATGAAAAGCTTGAAAATTACTGTTTTGGTAAGTATAAGCATCATTTCTTTGGACATTGGCATAATGGTATATCATACGGTCATCTTAATCAACATAACTGTAGTATATTAACTGACAGTTATATGATAAGAGAAAGACTTAAAATAGTAACAATTGATTTTAATTTAGAGAAAAAATCAGATAAATCTAGAGAAGATTTACTTTTTAATCTCTTAGTTGAAACAATTAAACATAAAACTGAAGAAGAAAACGAAGAAGAACAATGATAATTAATAAACCGTATTATGAAGATAACACGAGAATATCAAATTCTTCTATAGGTTGGTTTCTAAAAAAAGGTCCTTTATACTTCCGTAATATGCTTGATGGTAAGGAAGAAGGATTAAAGTTACCGCAGTTAGAAAAGGGTACTATGATACATGAGTATATACTCCAACCAGATGAATTCTGGAATGATTATACAATACTTGAATATGAAGTACCTAAAGTAAAACAGCAAAAAGATTTCTGTGATTGGTATTCTATATTTAAAGATACTAATCCATTAGAAGATGATGATAAATTATTATTAGATTCTTATAACAAGGCTTATAGTAATAAATTATCTGAAGATGCTAAATTATCTATTGCTAAGGATTTTGTATTAAGATATGATGAATATATTAAGTCAAAGTCTTTGAAAAATAATAAAAAAGCAATTTCATTTGCAGATCTTAATATGTTAAAGACAATTAAGTCTAACATTGAGAAACATAAGAAAGCAAATGAATTACTAACAGATATTCCAGGAGTAGAATCTCATAATGAGTTTCATATTAACTGGACATTTCCCATTAAGACAGATAGTCTTAAAATGGATGAAAATAAGACCTGGTATGCACCTTGTAAGTCATTACTTGATAGATGCATATTTGATCATGTCAATAAGAAAATCATTCTAATTGACTTAAAAACAACATCAGATGTCTATAACTTTAAACATTCTGTAGAAGAATTTGATTATTATAGACAAATTGCTTACTATTTGTTAGCTATTACATGGTATATGAAAGATCAAGATATTGATATTTCAGATTATGATTGTGAAGCATACATTATAGCTATACAGACAAATGGTAATTATGAAGTAAGAGTATTTAACATGTTTAATGAAACAGAGTTAGACTCTCGTAAAGATACTATTATCAGTGCATTATCAGAACTTTCATATCATTACCAGACTAATAATTGGGAGCATACTCGCAGTTATTACGAAGGAAATGGTACTGAAGAACTTGAATGATGTTAGTATATATATAGTTCCATTATTAGATGATAATCTTACATGGAATGATTTAACTGTAGAAAGTGGTTATATAAATGCATATACTACTGATAAAAATAGACCTTTTTTAGAAGAAAAGGTCTTTCTTTTATATGATAGTAGTGTTAATACTAAGGAATCTTTAGATAGATATAGAAAGTTTAAACAGTTAGACTCTTTATATAATACTAAATATATTACTATAAACAATAAGCATTATACTATTTATTGTTTAAGTAACCCTAAGTATAAAAAAGATATACATAATCTTCAATCAACTGGTAAAACTTATAATGTAAGTGCAGCATTAGAAATAAATAGATTTTGGGCAAACGTGCCTGTTCCAGAATTAGCACAGAGGTTATTTCTAAATACATATAGATTTGGTGAGTCTATAAATGCTGAATTGCCAGAAGAAGATTATTATAGTTATGAAGAGCGTGATGAACTCTCATAACAAAATAGGCTGAGTAAATTAATACTCAGCCTTTCTTTTTTACAGTTAATCTAGCGAATTGATAATTTAGATAGAAACTTTTTAGAAGTTCATTAACTAATTCTATAAATAGTTCCTTTTTGCTTTTGGATCTGTTGCTTCTATTATACTCTTAAACGGGGTAACCTTGATTATATTTTTAAGTATAACCGGCATTCCTTTATAAGGGCCTCTGTCTATTATAGTAAAAGGAGTTCGATCGCCTACATATGAAGCAGGATTAAATAAATTAATAAAACTAGAAGCATTGTCAAACCAATTGAAAGCTGCTGTAGGAGACTTAATTAATGAAATAAATTCAAATGGATTATACATAGTTCTAAATTCAAATGCTGAACGCATTGCTAAGTAAGTAATAGACTAAGTTAACCATGTATCATACTCATCATCTCCATCTACTATAGTAGCCATAGCAAGAGCTACAGTAGTAGAAGCTGCGATGAGTACTAATTCATTTAGAACTCTTCTAACAGCATACTATTCATAATCTTTTAAGTTATTATAGTCTGCTAATAATTGTGTCATAGCAAAATGTCTCTATCCTATAACATTTTTTAAGAATTTACTAGTAGACCTATAATATCCTTCTTCTTCTACTCCTAAATCAAGATTAAACTATTTTTTCTTAAATCTATCATGCAGTGCAGATATCATAAAGTTACGATGTAACACAATATAAGAAGCTATAGAGTTAGCATGTACTGCCGCTTTATCTATTTCTCGTAAAGTACCATCAATTCTCTAAGTAAGTATATTAATCCTATTTCTTACCTCATTCTATAGCTTATCATTAACATACTGTTTATACTTATCCTATATCTTTATATTACCTTCTTTATCTTCTACAAATACATCATATAAAGTTACAGGCAATTGCTCAAATTTAGTACTATTAGAATTAAATTTATTAATATACTACTGTTTAGTCATAAAACCTTCTCCATCTACAAATCTATAACTGTGATATATACTAATAACTGTATGACTCTTAACAGTATAATCAGACTAAGTATAACCTGCAAACCAGAAGTTTTGATTTATAGCTCTTAATACCTGACTCTAGTCTAGTCTATCAAATATTTCTTTGTTATCCTTTACTACTTGATTTAGTTGTAACAAATAAGACAATTTACCTTTAGGTACTGGATTACCAATATTCGCCATCATATCTGGTAACTATCTAGCAAATTCATTAGAAGCAAATTTAAGGTCATTAGTATCAAAGAATCTACCCATTTTAGCTTCTAAAGTAGTATAGGTAGCATCAGTAAAGAAAGAAGTACCAATAGACCACAAGTTACCCGATAGGTTTACTTTAGTGACAAATCCTCGTATTATGTCTAATGTTTTACCTATATTTATCTCTTTATCTAATATATTTACTGTAATAGGAGTTTTATTTCTACCGTACATTATTCTATCAACTAATAGCTAAGCTTGTTTATATACATTAGCTGAACCTGCTGTTTTTAGTTCTTTCTTAGTTCTAATTTGAATATTCTTTAGAAGATTGAGTAATAATTCAACATCATCCTATTGTTCTACCATATTATTATAATTAGCAGCCATATTATAATAAGCTATTACAGATGCGACAGCGTCTGTTGATATTTCATTGGTATCTTCTAGCATATTTATAAATCTTGTAGGTATTACTTTAATAGGATCGCCATTAGGCATAGTAGTAAAATCATCTACATAATCAGTATCATCTACTCTAGTAACAGCTACATCGTCAAATATATATTTCAAAGCATTTAGTACGCTATCTTTTCTACCTAATACTTGCATAAATCTTGCAGGTATTTGAGGCATTCTACCATCGTCACCAAATGTTAAGAATGATATATACCTATTAGCCTTATTGATGGTATCAGATAAATCGTCATATAATTTCTTTAATTCAGGTTTATCTACTATTTCTTTATATGCTTTACTATTGTCATAATATTTCTTATTAGGCTATACAGTAGGACCAGCTGTATCCCAGTCCTTATTAAACCAATCTGATTGCCTATCTATAGTAGAGTATCTACTTATTGGAGCATACTCTGTATACTTTTCTAATAATTCATCTTTTGGTTTTAATTCTGTATAATATGAAGCTGGATGCATACGACCTCTACCGTCTTCATAATGATTATTATTAAACCAATCGTTATAAGCTTCTGTGCCAGCTTCTCTAGCATTCTAGCTATCTTTATAGTACTGTTCTGTTGGAACTACCTCAGCTATATCACTAAATTTTTTCCCAGTATCAATCTATTCTGTCCAAGTATATAGATTAGCAATATCCTAATCTAATTTCAAAAGTTCCCTTTTCTCAGAGTCTGACATTAAATTAGAATCTATTTTACCAGTACGAGGATCTTTAAATAGCTATTGAAATTCTCTACGTTTCTTTATAGCTTCTTTGTATTCTTCAGATTGTTCTACTTTACCTAAACTATCTAACTCATCGTAGAATTCCTAAGTGTACTATTTCTTTAAATTTCTTGATTCCCATAACTATAGTTGAGTAGATCCTTCACCATACTTAGCTACTACTTTTGCTCTATCTCTATTATAGCTTTCTTTATCTGTTTTATACTTTACATGCTATTGAACTATTTCATTAAAGGAATGCAACTCATTAGCTATGATTAAATCATCCCCTGTTTTTATACTACCATCTAGATTATATCTATTAGATAGTAGAGCTTTTTGTCTACGTAAACTAATTAATGAATTATATTCAGATTCTGATAATAAGTTATCATATTCTACTCCATCTACTGTAATAGGATCTACTATAGTATTAATATAGTTATTAATCTCATTTATAGCATCCCTAGTTTTCATAGAAAGCATTTTATTTCTAGTTGAATAATACTCTGGCTTATACTTTCTATTAGCTCTATCAGAGTAGAATTTGTTAACACCATCAAACCATTTTCTTTGAATATCTTCATCATCAGGCATTATATATTGATCGTGCTCATCTTTTTGTATTCCTAATTTACTAGATAAATTATTTAGATATTCCTTCTAATCTCTTTTGAATTGCCCTTTATTGATAGGAGTAACCTTTAATCCAGTATATGTGCCGTCGTCATACTTCTCATATAGTAATTTTTGAACGTCATTACCGTATTTCTCCTTTACTTTATTCAGCTACTTAACTAATTCAGTACCTACCTACAATGTTTCTCTATCTGTCTTATTGACAGTATTCTATAACATATTAGCTATAGTTTGCAATACCATATTATCGCTATTAGTAGCCATACCAAACCAATTCATAAATATATTAGTATCATGTTTAGGATCGTCTAACCATGCTAATACTTTATCTATATAATCTTGTGGTACAGCTCTAGATTGTAGGTATTCTTGTAGAAATTGGTATCCTTTCTCTTTAAGTACATTAGTAAATCTATTGTTTACTATAGTTAATTGCTAAGCTATATTCGCGATATTCTACTTTATTGTTGGGTACTCAGGTAATTCTTTGAATATATCAGTAGTATCTACTGCGTATTGTATCTAATCAATAAGAGGTTTATAGAATCCTAAATAGTCATTAGATAGCTGTCTAATTTGTTTAGCATTAATATCACCTATTGATTTAGATAAGAATTTAATACTATCTTCTATAGTATCACTTACATGCTGTACGAATTGTAGTATACCTTGTTCAGTTTCAGATTTAGACAATTGTGATATAATAGTAGATATTTGGTTCCATACTTTAGGATTTTTTACATTGTAATGTTTAATGGCATTTAATCTATCTTTTAATCCTTTCTATATCTTGTCATATAGTTTGTCTATCTATTTTTGTTGATTATTGTCTAATTTACTGAATGTTTCACCACTATATTCCTCATCATAATGATCAATTGAATGGATACTTATTTCTCCTTGATTAACTTTATCAAGTAAAGACATAGCATAATCTTGCAAATTAGATATATCTTCGGGTAATTTAGAATAAACAATGATTTTTTTGCCAGTGATTATCCTATTTATTATACCTTTTATAAATATCCACAGTCTCTAGAACTTACTTCTGTCAGTTAATTTTAAATGAGCACGAAATGCTGTGTTTGATAGTACTTCATTTAAAAACTCATCACTCTACTAATCTTTACCTAAACCATATAACACACTCCCTATTTTCTTTCTATATTCAATTTGTAATTCGTCAAGTAAATTTTTAAATTGCTCATTAGTTTCATATTCTTTACGCAAGTAAATATGTAACATTTCATGAGCAACATCTTCGGCGTTTAACTATACCGATGAAGAATTAATTACATCTGAATACAAATATAAGGCAGCTCCAGCTTCGGCTCTAACTCCTTTTTTATGACCTTTGTATATTACAAATGGTCTATTAACCTTGTTTAACTTCTTAAGAAGTTCTTTAGTTTGAGATTTTACTTCATCGTGATCAATAAAGAAGTTTACTACATCTACAGTATCTGCAAATTCTCCTAACTATTCCAATAAAGTATTAGAAGAACCCTATTTAACTTCATTTCTTTTATTGTAAGCTTCAATTAACAGCTCACCATTTTCATCTACTTGTTTAGATAATTCATCTGATAATTGTGTTTTAAAAGCTTCTGTAAAGGTTTCAGCCTTTGCTAGAATAGCTTGTTCACGATTATTATCAAACTAGCTTAAAAGGTCTGAAAACAGCTTAGAATCCTCTCCATTAGGAGCTTTATCTAATCCATTGCCTTTATTCTAATCCCAAAGGTAGTAGGCTTTATTTTCACCTACTACCTCTACTAACTCCTTCCATTCAGGAAGATTTTTATTTGGACAATATTTATTCATATTATAAATTACATATAAATTTGTTAATCAAACCTTCCACTTCTTCTGGAGTAGTTGGATTTTCTTTACGTAATAATTGAGTAAATTCTTCTATTTTATCATCTATTTTAGACGCTAAATCTGTATTATCCTTGCTTAATTCAGTTAAATATTCCTTCATTTTATACAAAAGATCAGCCTCTAACTAAAGAATATTTTTAGAATCGCCGTCTTTACTTTCGTCAGCTTCACTAAGTACAACACCTTGTTCACTTTCATCTTTATCGTCTTGCTCCCATTCAAATACCATATCCTATTGCTCTTTAGCATAATTCATATTCTAATAGGGTGGAAGATCAGTAATCAAATGAATATCAGAGTTCTACCAGTTAGGCTTACTATATTCATCAGACATATCAGCTAATGCTTCTTGATTCTGTAAAGCTTCTGTATAATCCCATATGTTTTCTCTATTAAAGTCAAATTGAGATTCCTTACCGTATTCTACTACAGTGTGGCCTCTATATTTGTATCCTTTCTTAGATACCAACCCATAAATAGGTATATAATTCAAACGTTTAGTATCTGGATCAACAGCTTGTTTATAACCTATGAGAGAATACACATGATAATTAGTTGGAGTATGACCTAAACCATCATTTATTTTAATATAAGGATAGAATATAGGGAATTTGCCCTCTGTTAGTTTACCTTTATCATTGACATAAGTCATTGATAACCAATTGCTAGGTCTAATGGCAGGTTTATCTGTTTTATCCTGTCTTTCTCCCATTATAATATTAGGAACCACAGACTAATCATTTAACGATATAGAATATAATTTAGCTCCCTTCTTGTTATATAAGTCTACTGGTTTTACTAGTTTGTCATTCTACCAATTATTTAAGAACAAATCATCTCTTACTATAGATTGATCAACTCCATTAGATAGTTCATCTAATTTAGTTTGAATATAATCTGTATAACCTATTGACATTTTATAACTATTAGGAACATATTGGAAGAATGAATTCATAGTAGGATTATCTCCAGATGTAATAAATGCGTATACTACTAAATCCTTAAATAATTGACTTACTTTAGGCTCTGGATCTTCTAATAACTCTCTCCAGTAATTTATCAGATTATTAGCTTGTGACTGATCAGAATCCAATAATGATGAAGTATCAATGAAATCTAATCCATTATAATCTATATTGGGTATCAAATAATTTATGAAATCATTGCTAATAGTACCGTCATTGTTTAAGAATCTACTCAATTTAGGGTTACCTTTCAATATTTCATGTTTAAAATTATTAATACGTTTAGCCATTGACATTTTCCCAGTAAACATACCATTAATGTCTATGCCATTCTGATGTATGAACTGATTGAAAAATCCACTCTTAATCTGAGCTTCCATTCCTGAAATAAGAGCATTTAACAGTTTAGAATCAGCATTATTCTTTCTACCAAGTAATGATAACATTATGTCTTTCTTACTTAAGAAAGTATCAGTATTTCTAAGTAACAGATTTTTAAAGATAGAAGTACCAAATGGAATACTGTTTTCAGTTTTCTTAGCAATGAAAGTATCTTCATAGAATCTTTCAATTTCACCATTTGCAAAGTTAACATCCTCTGTCATTGCCCACATACCGTTGTAGTATGTCTGTTGTTCAGCAAATGTTTTACCAGTCTTCTTAGTATCTACTTTAGAGTATTTAACAAGATTAGCTAATGAATCAGCGTATGGTTTCAATGCCTTCCAAGCATAGTATATACGAACCTATTCTTCGTTAAAGTTACTTATTTCTTCTTTATTTAGCTTGAGTAACTCTCTTGTTCTAGATGTATATTCACCATTTTCTTTCTGATATGTGCTAAATAAGTCTTGATATTCGTTAGCTTTTGAATTTTCATTGCCATTTATAAATTCATATTTTTTCCTATATTTCTTAGTAGGATCATATTTATCAAGTACTGATTCAATTGCTTCATTTTCCAACTGAGTAGGAGTCTTGGTTCTATCTATACCATACTTACCTTTAGTCTTTATTACAGCTTCTGCCATTTCTTTAAGAATGGGTTGAGCAACAAAGTAGAATGTCTGCTTACCTTTACCAGTACGTAACAAGAAAGAAACCATATTGTATGTCCATGAATTAACATTCAATCTTACAATATAAGGGTCTTTAGCAATATCTACGAAACCATTGATCATAGCTGATAACCAGTCAAGTATTCTACCACCTTTCTTCATGCCTGCCACTGGAGTATCGTATATACCACCTATATTCCATATATTTAGAGTATTGGTAAACGCATCTCTAACCATGCTAAGTTTAGTAAGCTAAGTAAGAATATGGTGAGCATTATTCAAGGCAAAAGGTCCAATACCGGCCTTACCACCAGTATATTCAGCCTTTCTAGCTTCTTGATATGTAGGTGAATATACTTCAAATGGAGTAGGATGATAACTACTAGGTCCTTCTATATCTCTAAGTACCTCCTTAACATTCTCTGTAGCATTATCAATAGACAATTTAAGAGAGTTAGTATTATCTCTAGTAAGTAATACCTTTAAATATGCTTCCAGCATTTCATTCTTTATAGAATTACGCACTTCGTCATACTTAAGAGAATTACCTTTGTTAAACTTGACACCATTCTTATTATATGCAAATCTAGCTACATACAATTTATCAATATCGAAGTCAGAACCAGTAAGTTTAGTAAAGTCTTCTGGCAACATGATAGTATCACCCATTATTTCAGGAAACACGTCTACAAATCTTAATGGAGATATAGATGCAATTGACTGAGTAGGAATACGATAACCTATAGCATTAGCTTTAGCTTTATCACCAATAATTTCATGATCAATAAGCCACTGTCTAGCTTCTCTATATGTTAAGTTTTCATAATTAGGTATAAAGTATTTAAATAAGTTTATACTTACTACCGAATCCATTGAACCCTCCTCATTTATAGATTTTAATACTCTACCGTCATTTATCATATTTGGTGTTACTACCTTAGTAGAAGTAGCTTCTAGACCTAAAGTAGATCTTTGGATAAATGCTCCTCCAGGTATATGAACATCAATAACCTACTTATTGATCATAGAGATAAATCTACTTTCTAACCACTTATTATCTGATAAAGAAGACAAAGGCATTATAAATTTGTTATTAGCTGTTTTGAGACCAGATAATACATTATCGTTAGCATCAGATTCTCTAGCGTCATCTTCTAACATTTTAGCTAATTTGGTTACATTTACACTGCCATCTTTATTGAATAATTCATCTTCTAAGTCTTTAACACCCATATCAGATAATTTATTCAAAGCATTCATAATAGTATCCTTAATTTGTCTACCAGTTACTTGCTGGCCTTCAATACCATATAAATCATCCATACGTAGATTAGATAGATTTACTTTCATAAACTGAGTACCAGCCATCTATTCTTCGTGAGTATGAGGATTAGTCTCTAACTGTTGTCTTAAGTATTTGAACTTCTGAGTATAAGTAACCAAGTTATTAAAGTCATTTAGAGTATTTCCTTCTTCGTTAATTAACTCATCAGTAACTTTAGCGCTAAGAACAGTTTGTCCATCTCTTAGTTCTATTTCACTATCTTTAGCTACTCTATAGAACTTCATAGGAGATCTAGAACCAGCTTTAACAGCAGAGTCAAATAGAACCATATCTACTGGTTTACTTGGGTCTACCATCCTGTCATACAGTGCTTTAATGTCACCTGTAGCTATACTCTTGAATAATGGGAATAGAGCCATCTTATTAAAATAAGGTATACCTAATCCCGGTATTTCATTGAATCTAGTACCGAATGCCATATACTTCATAGCATTTAGAATAACCTTATTAGCTTCTGCATACAGTTTAGGGTCTGAATCCCATAGATTAGCTGTATCTTCATTAGTAAGGATTTCAAATGCTTTCTTTATTTCAGGAGACCATACTCCACGCATTCTAAGTAGATCTCTAGTCATATTAGGGCTAATATATACAGCAGCATCCGCTACATTTATACCTTCTTTGTAACCTTCTACTTCTACTTTAGCAGCTTGTTTAGCTATCTTAACTGATTCAGGATAGATTTTTTCAATTTCTTGAATACTTAAATCTTTTACCTGATTCCAAGCATCTTCACCTTCTAATTCTTGAATAGTTTCCTTAATATTACCTCTAGTAAATAATCCTTCATATATGTAGTATTGCTTGTCCATTATTTCGTGGTCTTTTAATTCAGCAACTACATATTCATCTCTAATAGGATCATTAAAGAAATCTAGTCTGTTATTCAAGCCAGTGGAAGTAAGAGAACCAAGGCGTTTGATTTTATCAATAGATACATCTACAGGACCATATTGATCATACTTTACTTTATAGTAAGCAGGAGCTCCACTGAATAACTTTTCTACTTCATTAATAGATATTATACTATTAATTGTATAATCAGCTAACATGTCAAATATAGCGTATCCTTCAGCATTAGTTGGATCAAGTTGACTATAAAATGCCTTTCTATTGTTTAATTCAACATCATCAAGCAGCTTATTACGCAAACTCCAAATATCATTATTTTCATTGCCTTCAATCAAGCCTAACTCTTTAGCTGTAGCTATCTCCTGTTTAACACGTTCATTGATCAAAGAGCTTAAAAATGCTTTCTGCGTATCTTTAGATAAGTTAAAGAAGTAATCTTTAGCTGTCTAAAGATTTTCTTTAGCTGATTTCATAGGATCATTGAAGCTAACAAAGCCTTTAGATGTTCTAATACCGGTTAACAATAAGAATCTAGCGCCATTTCCTTCTAATTTCTTAGTATGCTTCTTACCATTCTTATCCTTCCAACTTACTTTATTTGGCGTATGGAAATTCTTTATTCTTCTGGTAGGTTCTAACCAATCATTATTGATAGTACCGTCTTCATTGTAATGCAATCCTGTTTTCTCATCATAATGAGTTGGATCATCATCTATCTGTCTTAAACACAGTTCTATTTGATTCAATTCATCATAACAATATCCCAGTAAAGTGTCCATACTTTGTTCCCCGTATTGTATATAAGTGCCTTGAGGAGCGGTATTGAACTTTATTCTTTCATGAGGCAACTTAATTCCTCTAATGAAATGGTATGTCTTTTTATCTGCTACTGTAGGGAATATTATTCTATCATTAAATACAGCTACCATTTTAGCAATATAATCTTCTCTATCAGTAATACCAAAGTAATCTCTACCAACATCTTGTGATGTGGCATCTTTGAAGTTTATTAGAGTTTCTATAGATAGATCTTTATTACCTCTTTTAACTGCATTTAGAATAATAGAATTGCCATTGTATACTACAGCATTTAGATTATCAAAAGTATCCTTATCGCTTACTATTTCATTAAGTCTGTCTTTTGCAAAGTTATTCTAAGATACCATGTAATAGCTATTACCATCTGGACCATAGCTACTTAGACTCTTATCTGTAGCATGTTGATAAGCATAGTAATTTGCTATTTCCTTAACAAAACCTTGTGTATTCCATACCTAAGTAGGTTGTATCACTCCTTCTGGGCTCTCTATATCTTTGATAGTGTTGTCTTTATTAATAGAGTTTTTGATACTATCTAATGTTTCTATTAATCTAGGAATACCACCAAATTTAATTCTATTTACTAAGAAAGAGTTTAGCAATGTATATTGGTCTGATCTAGGATTACCATAATCTCCAGACATTAACATTCTATTAAGCGTTGGCTTATCTATACCTACACCTACAGAATTTAACATACGAACAATTACATCCTTTAGATACTCTTGGTTAGCTGCTATATGCAAATCTACATTGTTATCACCTACTTTTAATATACCTTTATTGTTGGTAAAAGCATTTCTAATTCTATTAAAATTGTCTATTATAACTCGTAAGGTTTGTTTAGCATTATCTGTAGCAACAATAGCACCTGTTTCATTATATCTATATATGCCAGCATTATTAAAGAAGTACTGCGACCATACTTTAGGATAGTTAGCTGCTTTTACATCTACTGTATTGTCTTTTAATTCCATCTTCGTAAGGCCAGTATCTGCATCTTCACTAATCTTTACTGTTATATAGTTATTAATGTCAGAAGTAATTACAGTTTCTATCTTAGTAAGCATAGCTTCAGCTTGTGTAGCTACATTTACATCTTCACTCAAAGAGTTCTTTACCAGAGTAGTTAGTCTAAGCAATAATGCTTGATAGAATGTATTACCATTCTTAGCAAAGAATTGCACTCTATCAATAATATTAGATATAGTTCTGCACCCAGATAAATCTTTCAATATGTTTGTCCAAGCTATATTTGGATCTACAAAACTAGGAAAATGAGTATATTCATCAAACTTAGTTTGCGGAGTACCATCTTTCCCTATTTCATATACAGGTATAGTTTGAAAGAAGAACTTTACTTCAGCAGGAGCATTATCTCTAATAGAGATGTTCATACCCTCTATTGTATGCTGGCCTATGTTTACTCCTTCGGCTCCTTCTTCTATATTAGCTAAAGTATCACTTTCATTTCTATCTATTGATCTAATTCCTAATTGCTTTAGTTTAGTAGTAAGCATAGGAAGTATAATAGAGTCAAATTTGTCTACTACTTCATTGATTATATCAGATGGATACTTATAAGCTTGGGCTTGAAGTATAAGTTTAAGTCTATCAAATTTAGGAGCTTCCTTAGATAAGTCAGAGTAATTAATAGTCTTACCATCTGCAAATGATACTTGGAAGAAAGCATAAGTTAAACTATTTATAATGTCATTTAATTGTTTAACTGTCTGAATATGTTTAAATTTATATCCAGATACTTCCATATTAGCTCCATCACCTTTGTATATTTCTCTGAATCTAGCTACATTTTCAGCATTAGGTTTCAAACCGTAATACTTACCTCTATTGATCGCTGAGTATACTTTAGCTAATCCATATTGACCAGTTCTAATCCATAATTTGATAAAGTCGTATATTCTTCTAAACCAGTTCTTAGTATCAAATCTATAATTACCTGATTCAGTTAACATAAAGTCTTTAAACTGGTCAGCTAATTTTTCATCAATCTGTTTATCATTTAGACCTTGTTCTCTATACTTCTTATATATCTTATCTCTATGTTTAGAATCAATCAACAACTGTGATACTCTGTGCCATGCTTCATGATATTGAACACCTTCTGGAGCCTATTCCGAAATTTTTATTGAGTCCTCTGCTACTCTACCTACTACTAAATTACCAGCTTCTGTAACATCTATTACGGATGATACTATTTCGGGAGTAATACCCAAAGTAGACTATATCCATTCTTTAGCCTATTTTGGATCCATTCTATCCTCCTCATTAATGGCTAGTCTAGATACTTCTTCTTCAGATACTTCCATATTAGGACCTTTTCTACCTTTACCGTCCAATATAGAAAATATTTCATCTAAATCAATAGTAGTCTATTTACCAGTTTCATCAGGTAGAGTAATACTACCCATTTTAGTTTCTTCTTGAACTTTTTGTTGTGATTGTTCTACTTTACTTTCTGCATTTTTATCCACTAACATAACATCATCAATGTATATGTTAGCATCTTGCATAGTATCTGCTATATCGGTAAGTAAAATACCTTGCTTTATGTACCAACCAAGTACACTGATGCCATTAGGATAGCTAGAATCTACCTATTTGTTGCCTTTACTATCTTTAGTAATACCGAAATCTTTGTTAGTAAATTCTAAAACATTGGGTATTAGGGTAATCTTATCTACATTATTGTTCTTCAAGAATAAAGCTAAAGGATACAATTTAGGATCTTTTACTTGAGATTGTAAATCACCTCCTAAATAATTAGAGCTTAGACCAGTTTCATCTATATTCCAATGGAAATTATCCATTATATATTTTTTCAGTCTTTCTCTAATCTCAGGTACTGTATTTATATCATTTAAGTTGTATACCTATTGACCTACTACTAACTAATTATCCTCTGCTAAATAGAATTGTTTATTCATTCTAGCTCTTACTTGTTCAGGAGATAATCTAGTATCATTAGGATTAGTAGCTGTTTGAGGGCCAAAGTTCACCAAGAACTGTAATACATTCTATGGAGTAACGTTAGTAACAACTCCATTTTTATCAGTATAGAATTGATCCTTAGAGGTAACTAAATCAATGATTAAATCTGCTACTTCAGGTTTATCTTTAAAGTTATCGTAATTAAGAACAACTCCTATCTATGATGTACTACCATCATCTCTAGAAGTCTTAATCATCCATACTGGCTTACCCATAGGGAAACCCTTAGCTGATATTACTTGGTTTTTAAATCTGATTACACTACCACCTAAACTACCTGTAGTAATGCCTACTTGAGTATTTTCAGGATTAATCTAGTACGGGTCTTTAATAGTTAACCAAGAAGAATCTGTAAGTTTTCTATTTTTAGGACTACCATCTTCATTCTTAAGATTTACAATCTTACCATTTGTTTTTCTAATGGTAGTAGGAACTATTTCTAAGTTAGGATTAGCTTGTACTTGTTTACTAAGTTCTAGAACTTTGTTACGTAAAGCACTAAGATTATTTACAATTAACTGTTGGTCATTAAAAGGTAGTCTGTTAAAAGCTCTATTTCCTCTAGAATACAGCCCTTCTATTGTCTTAATACTAGCAATGTATTCTTTCCCTTTGTAATTAAATAAAGCGTATATAGCATCTGTAGTAGTACCATCATCTTTAGTATATGGTCTTACTACTATACGTACTCCATTCTTAGTTACTTCTTTAATAAAGTCAGGTTGACCTGTAACTTCTGCAAATTCCTCATTATTAAGGTATTGTTCCATACCCTGGAATTTTTTAGAAGTTCTAATCCATTGACCCTGTTCATTCTATTTAGATTCAGTAAGTCTGTAATTTAACTCATGAGAATATGGATCCAGTCTAGAATCATATGTGAGCTCTTCTAACTGTCTGGGTTCTGATGTCTGTGTTTCTTCTGATGTTTGAACTGGCTCTTCTGAAACTTGAGTTGGAGTTTCTAAAGCTTGTTTAGCCTCATCACCAAGCCATCCTCCAAGTATATCACTAAGAGTAGGTACATCTTCTATAGATAAAGGTTCTGTCTTAGGAGCTTCTTCAACTGGAGATACAGGAGTAGCAGTCTCACTAGGAACAGTAGCAGGCTTTTGAGCTTCTTTCTATTTAGTCTGTATGTTCTATTGCTCTCTCTAAGCTATTTCTTCTCTAGCTTCTTGAGCAAGAAGTTTCAATTCTTCAGCTCTAGCTTTTTCTCTATTTTGTAAGTTCTATGATATTTTCCATTCACCAGAACTTATAAAGTCATCGTAGGCTTCACGAAGTTCTCCTTCTTGTACTTTTTCGTTTTCCTATTCCTCTATTGGGGAATACGTACCGTCTTCGTTTCGTATTTCTATACGAAGGACGTCATTTTTAGTATAACCACCTTTTAACCAACCATCCCCAAGAGCTTTATTTTTAAGTTGTGTATCTTTTCCTCTTCCACCTTCTTTATCAAAATCTACATCACTTTTGAATACAATACGATATTCAGCATCAGCTCCAGTAGACGGTTGTGGATTATCTGTCACATCTACCCAATCTAACCCTTTCTTTGTGATAATGTGTTCTCCCCTATTTAAAGCATCTACCTCTTTCTTAGACACATATCTATATACTTGACCGTGATGATAGGATATTCCATACTCATTTAAAGTATTTTGAGCTTCTCGGTCTCCATTTCTTGCCTTGTCTATTAAAGTATCTACATTCTGAATTTCTTTCTCATCTTCGTGTGGTTTTTCCTAATCTTGAACAGGAGCTGGTTCTTGTTTTAAAGGTTCTGGAGTAACTTCTTCACCTTCTTCTGCTACTTTCTCCTATGTTCTACCAGAATACAAGTCTTCTATATCTTGAACAAAATCATCTTCTTTAGCTTCAGAGTCCTTCCATTTATTTATTTTAGCCATTATAGACTTTTTATCATCAGAAGACATTAAGTTGTTTTCTTCACGTGCTCTAGCTTGATCTAGACTAGAAAGAATTAACTATTCCTGAGCATCAGCTAAATCCTGATGTATAGATGGAACCTAAAAATCAGATTCAGTTAGATTATATTCACTTAATACTTTCTTAAGTTTATCATAACTGTTCTCTAATGCCTTCTTATCAGTATTTAATAGGTTTCTGAAATGAATTACATCTGCTCTAGATGTACGTATACCCGTATTCTTTTCAAGATTGTTGAGTTTAGCACTATTCTACTCATAATCATTTATAAGTCTATTATATACTTCTAATTCAGAATAAAGAGAAATAGCATTTCTTATATCTTCTACAGCTATTTGAGCGCGTTGTTCATCAGATAATTTAGATATTACTTTCTCGATTTGCTTATTTACCTCTTCTCCGTTCAGCAAACTTTGCATCTTATTAGAAGATGCTACAAAATTTTGATCTGCTTCTTCAACTAGCTTATCGTAATGATCTTTTAAAGCTATGAGTATATTATAATCCTCAGTATTTGGTTCTATGCCTAATGCTTCAGCCTACTTTAACGCTGACTCAGATGTAGCTATATTCTTTACTCTATTAGCATTATTTCTTTCAGTTTCTATATCTTCTTGAGTAAGACCATCAATATTAGCAGATTGAAGATTGTCAAATGACTGCATCAAGTTATCCCACTTATTATTAGCAGCCATTTCTGCATATACAATGTCTTTTCTTACTCTATCTTTTTGATCTAGTTTTTCAGCATACAAAGCTGATAGCAATTTATCAGCTTGTAATTGGTCCTTAGTTTGTAAGTAAGTAGTAGCAGCACCTATTCCACCAGTCATTAGACCACCAAGTAATGCACCACCTTTAAAATTCTCTAAGAATTCAGCATCATCAGAATATACTGAATCCCAAGGAGTAATTGCAGCAAATATAGACCTTGCTCCAGAACCAATATTTTTAATAAAACTCTTAGCTAGATTAGGATCTTCTTCAAAGTGTCTATTAATATAGTCCTAACCTTTCATATATTGAGTTCCTTCTTCAGCTCCTTCCATAGCAGAAGATATGAGAATTCTACCACCTAAATCTAATATTGCTTTTCTCTTAGTCTTTTTAGGCAGTTTATCTACACTATCTATACCAAAGCTGGTTATATCGTCTATACGTTCGGCTAATTTACCCTTTAGGAAACCTTTGCCTTTATCGTACTTATTTGCTAAAGTTTTTAATCCTCTTACACTCTTAGCCATTTTACCCAGTGGTACAACTTCTAACATAGTTTGAGTAGCATCCCAAGTAGATAAAGCCATATTGTCGGTATAAAGTGATTTCATACCTTCAAAATTGTTAAGACGTATTTTATCGAACTTAACATTGTTTACTTTTACTTGATTAGTAAGTAATTGATCGTATACGTAATCATCATTATCAATCTATTCTTGAGTATAAGAACCCATTCTTTGCATTTCTGCTTTGGCATCCTTTAATAACTGTTTAGAAATACCACTTTTATCAATCTGATTAAGTACAGCAGATTTATAGTTACTGTATACTTCTCCTTTAGATTCTCTTTCTCTACTTAACAGATTGCCTAATATAGATACTCCTGCCCCAGCAACCATACCAGCCGCTGCTCCAATAGGGCCAAAACTAGAACCTATGGATGTAGTAGCATATGTAGTTCCAGTAGTAAGTATATCATTGGTAATAGTAGCTGCTGAAGAACCTAATAAACCTGGTAATTTAAATAAATAAGTATCTATATCAGTAAGATCCATACCTGGTTGCTGTGACTTTCTACGATAGTAATCAGATGTTAATTTACTATTGTATTCATCAGCAGTATTTTGAGCAACATCAGCCTAGAATAAGGCAGAACTCTTTTTAGCATACAAAGTATTAGGATCTGCATAAGACCCTGTTGCTTTATCTATCTGTTCAGTTGTCTAACGATCTATTTCACTTAAAGCTGAATTCCAATTTCCATTAATGAAATCAGTTTTCAGCTTTGTATTCAAAGAAGAATCATTTAATTTATCATTTAAGATATTATCATATGCTTCTTTGTTATTAAGAATAGTATCTGATAATTGTTTTACCTACTGTTTTAAGTCTTGGTTATTAGGGTCTTGTCTTAATTGTGGAAGTATGGCATTAATATTACGTACAGCTTGAATATAATTTTTAGCATTTAGAATTGTATTATAATCCTAATCAGCCATTACATAATCACCTAACGCACTATCTCTAATAGCTTCATTTCTTTTAAGATTCCAATCATTAAAAGCATTAGATACCCAATCTGTAACCCCATAATCATCAGGAGCCCCCTCATAAGAGGGGTTCTCCATAGTATGGAAATATTCTTCTATATTAGCTTTAGGAGCCTAGTAAGCATCATATAAAGCTGTTCTCTATCTTATACTATCTATTAATGATGTATCGTATACTTTTCTCTTCATAATTATCAATTATACATTCCTAATGTTTGTAATGCAGAAGTTCCATATTCTTCCTTAGCTTGAGTAGTACCGCCTATACCTGTAGGTGAACCACCTTGCCATCTTTGATTTACTCTTTGCCAGAATTCTGGAGCATTGTTAGTACTTGGTAATGCTTTGAATATATCCATCTCAAAATATTCATGACCATCTTCTCCAACTACTTCTGTAACTTCTGAAGCTTTATATAAGTCTTTTAACGCAGTTCTAGTACTTTGTCTACCAAATGGAGCTACTAAGTTATCTGCAAATCCTTGCGTTAAACCTTTATCACTCCAAAGACCTGTACCTAACGCTTGTTCTATTCTTTCTTTAGGTATTCTTATTTTACCAGATAATGCAAATGTTCCAGGTCCTACTTTAACCATTTTGCCTTCGGGTAAGAACTGTACGTCAGACAAATTACCTGATTCAAGTACTTCCTTTAATGGGAAGCTTGTATCTCTACCAATACCAGCTACTCTCTCTGCTTTTCTTGGAGTAGTTTCAGAAGCAATTTGGAATACTGTTTCTGGTAATAAGAATCCTCTAGAATCATTAAACTGATATACATTCTTTGTGGTTCCATTTTCATCTTTTATTTCTTGTTGTGAACCACCTATCCCAGTTAATAAATCATCACTCTCAAGTAAACTAACATTACCTTTAATCATATCTAGAGCAGAATTTACTCCTTTTAAATATCCTTGTTTAGAATATTCTTTGTTACCGCTTACTGATATAGGAGAGAAACCAGATGTCTTTTGAAATTCATCTCTAAGTATATGCTTGTTAGCTAAGCCTATCATTTGAGCTTGTAATCTATCAGCTGCATCTGACGCACTTCTAGCTACTATCAAATCATTATCATTACCAGTAGCTCTATATGCATTGGAATACTGCATTGCAGCTTGATTAAGTTGCATGTACGAGCTCATCATATTATCAATGTTCTGAACCCCTTTCTTAGCATCTTGAGCTATTTTAGTATTTGGATATTTACTTATCAATCCTTCTATATAGTTTCTATATTGATCAAATCTAGAACCAATTCTAGATTGCACGCTTCTGGTAATAGATTCATTTAAAAAGTCTAATCTGGTAGGATTAGGTCTAATTATTTCATCTTTACCAGTTCTGCTTGCAGCATGCTTAGCTTGTATTAACCACAATGGATCGACAGTATCTTGGTTTACTATTCTATCTCTTTGTGAATCTGCAATCATTCCTACAAACGCCTCTCTAGCAGCAGCTTCATTACCACCCGTAGCTTGCAAAGCTTCTTTATAATATTTCTGCCCTTGAGGTGTACTTACTAAATCATTAAATCTAGCATTAGCTATGTCATATAGTGTGTCGTATGTAATGCCAGCTCTATTGTACTTAACTCCATCTTTCCATACTGAACCTAAACTACTAGGTTTGAGATTACTAAAGTAAGGATTAGATAGTTCATCAGCTGTCATGTATCTGACAGGAGTAATGTCACTAAATACTCTTTTGTTACTCAATGTATCATACTGAGGAATATTAGAATCATCCCATCCTTCTTTGTATTTACCTTCAGCTTCCATTTTAGCTCTCATCTCTAATCCAGCTCTTAAATTATCAGCACTTTCCTTAAGTAAGGACAAAGATGAATAATCGGTACTATTAATTAAAGACTGTAGATTAGCTCTAAAGGAGGCGTCTTTCATAGCATCAGGATTCTGGGCTATCTAGCTAATGGCATCCTGTACATCCTTTCTATTAATAGTTAAATTATACCAGTTCTGTGTATCTACAGCAGATGGGGAACGAAATTCCCCAAACTTCTGTAATGCTGTACTAAATTGTTTAGCTGCTTCATCTACTGCTGCTTTCTATGTAGCTCCTATTCTGTATAGTTCCCCAAAGTTAATAGGAACGTATGTGTTTAATATAGGGGCTTCAGCAGCCTAATCATATCTATTAGCTGTCATTATCTATTTCCTCCCTTATTTAACCATTTTTTAAATTGACTCATATCAGCAGAAGTAAAACCAGCTTGCAAAAATGGATCGTATAATTTAAGCATAGCATTATCTCTACTTCTTTGATTGCTCATTAATTCTCTATTTTGAGCCCACTGACTTAATTGACCTAAACCTGTTCTGCGAATATTTCTAGCAGTAGCTCTGTTACGAGCATTAAGCTCAGATGCTAAGTTAGTAGCTTGAACCCACTGCTGTCCTAAGTTATTCATTGTGTTGGCATATTCCGCTTTATACTGATTATTTGCATTACTTTCAGCAGCTCTAGCAGCAGCAATAGCCTTATTGGTAGCAATTGCATTCTGTAATCTAAACGCCATATCTTGACCAGTATTAGTTCTTTGTTGACTAGCTGCATAATTAGCTACATTTCTATTAGTTTCTATGTCTCTGAGTAGTGGATCAATATTGTATCTACGTCTACCCATAGTGTTAGTAATAGCTGTAGCATACGGGTTGTAATTAGCAGGTACTGCTTCTGGACTACTAGTAAACAGATTAGACATTATAGGAGCTAAAGAAGCAGCTCCACTAATCAAACTGCTTAGCCCTTCTAATATTACAGGTTCCTCTTGTGGAGCAGTAATTACAGGTTGTACTGTTGCACCCGTTATAGTTCTAGTTCTAATATCTTCTGGAGTAGCATCTATATCAAAACTTTCATCTATAGTATCCAGATTAGGTATTATCTCTGGAGCAGTAACTTTAGCAGTTTTAGGTATTACTCTAGAAGTATAGTTAGTAGTGGTTACTTTAGGAGATGCTTTTCTAGTAGCATTTATAGTAACTTCTGGCAAGTTACCAGCATCTATTTCTGATACTCTACCGTAATTATCCCAAGGAGCAGTAACGTCACCTTTCATGCCCCAAGTATCTCTAACTCTTGGTGTAGGGGCACTGACACCCATACTGATTTCACCAGCAAATCTAGGATCTATCATAAAACCAGCAGCATTATATCCAGCTGGAGTATTATCACCTCCTCTAGCAAAACTTTCTAGTTCTTTAGTTTTATTCTTAATGCCTTTCTTAGCTTTAATACTTTCCTGCATAGCAAATAATTTGTCATGCATTAATTTGTTATTCATCTCGTTAAGCATATCTGCATTCTAAGCATATATGTCTTTTCCTTTACTTTTCTTTCTAGTCATTACTTTATCACCTAATTCTGCAAAGGTTTTATTTGTACCTGGTACTTTCAAAGTATTACTTAATATTCTACTTCCTTCAGGTAAGTTTACTAAATTACTATCGGTGGGTTGTCCTTGTTCTGGTACTTTACTTACTGTACCATCTGGAGTCTGTATTAGTTCTCCATCATCTACATAAGCCAATGATGACGGAACTTTACCTCCGTATTCAAATACATCAGTATCAAACTCCGTATTATCTTCATTAAACTCATTAGCTAGTCTTTCTGTGCCAGCTACAGCTTCTCTATTTTGAAATGCATTCAATCTTATAGCAGCTCTACGTCTTCTTAATTTCTTATTTCTAAATGCACCTCTTAAGCCAGTACCCAGAGTACCTTCATCAAAGTCAGTAAATGAGGTCATTTCTGCTGCCTTTCCTTTTTTACCTATGAGACCAGCAGCTGCACCAGCTATACCACCTACTAATCCACCTACAGGCCCCCCTATAGTCATACCAAGTTGCGCACCAGATCCTGCTCCTTCTGCAATACCAGCAATAGATTGCATAGCAGCTTCTCCGCCTGTAGTAGCTGTAGATGTCTAGAAAGGGCTAGTTAGTGTATTTATTGCTCCTGGTATTGCCTAAGCTATGCCAGATATATTTCCTATGCCAACATTAGTAGAGTTATTTTTAACTATAAGGTTGCTAGGATTATTAGGAGCAATACCTCTAGATATAGAGGATTGTAATTCCTGCATATTACTTAAAGATACCGGCAAACCAAACTACGCAGCAGGAATCTATATTTTTCTTTTGTTTTTATTCTTTTTCATATTAAATTCTAGAATATCTATAAGTAGTTGTTATCTAAGGTATCTAAAAAGAATAATCCTTATCTGATTTAAACTTATAATCACAAACCATATATTTACCTCTCATTCTAGCAGGAAATGACATATTGTCTTCTTCCTCGAATTGATCCTATCTTGGAACAGGTATTCTATAAGTATCTTCACGATAGTCAAACACTAAATCTTCTCCTTCTTTATTCGCTACTTGATGTTTAGTATTGAATTTTATTCCATCTAATATGTCATTAGTTAATATCTTATTATTAGGATCTATAAATTCTCCTTGTAATGCAATATTATCAAATACTTTAGTATATTGAGGGTCTTTGTTTACTATGATTCGCAGTCTTATATCCTTACTTGTATCACCAAATCCTTCTATATCTAATGAATTTATCATATAAAATTCATTATTCTTAGTAGCTACAACCTTATCTCTGAGAGGTAACGTAAAATCTGGATCAAACGTATATAAAGATGTAAATACATTTAGCTTCTCATTATATATCAAAGACTTATTATATAATCTAAACCATACTTCATCATATTTCTTATCATACAATGAATTAGCTCCTTTAGTTTTTTGACTATACATTGTATTCATATACGATTGTACATTACAGTCTTTTGTTATTATACTTATTCCTCCTCCTGTAGATTTACATATTTCATTCTTATCCTAGTCATACCAATAAATGCTATTACTAGAGTTTACTATACTTCTGTCATTAATAACCTTAGTGCCATTTAAAGTACTTAAGTAATCATATCTATCTAATACACCACCAGTGCCTAATACTAACTGACCTACATTATTATCTTGTATCAATGATCTTTCATTTACAGATAATACTCCAAAAGCATTATTCTACCAAAAGTATAATCTATTAAATATACCTCGTATGTTAGTTATTTCTCCATACTGATAATCTACATCTATGAAATCAGCTGGTTTAAATACAGACCAATTGTCTATATTTTCATTGATAGTTTTAGCCTGTGATACATACACTCTATTGGCTGATTTTACATTAGCTTCATCGTATAGACCTCTAGTACTGAATAATTTAGCATCTGGTGTTACTGAATAAACATCATTATACAAATAATATGGTTTACTTTGGGAATGATATTGCTACATTTGAGTAGGCTCTAATTGCATAAAAGCATCCACTGCACCTGTACCTGCATTGTATGTTCTATTGGTCATTTCACCCATAGATAACTTTAGGTTTATAGTGCTTTCTAAAGGAATGTAAGCTCCAAAGTATCTCTTGTTTTCATTCCATTCATTTACATCATTCCTTTGAAATATCATCTGGCACGGATAGTCTAGTATCCCTAAGTAAGTATCACCACCAAATGCATATACTGTATTATTAGCTTTATTACCATAAGCTCCAACAGGTATATAAGTATTACTAGTTCTAGATGAATAAGTATTACCACTGTAAGGTATAATTGCTTTTTTAACATTAACTACAGTTACAACGCAATTATTCATCATATTAGAGTCTCTGTAAGCAGAAACTCCTTCTATACTTTGCTTATCCTATTCAGAAGATTGTAGTATCATACATGGCCCAGCTGGACCATAGGTAACAACATTATCCCTATCTCCAGCTTTATAAAATTCACTAGTTGCCCAATTAGTATAAGCAATGTCACCTATATTTATCTTATAAGGAGCTATACCACCATTATTAGTTACATTATAAGGTATATTTTTTGCAAGTTTAGCATCTATAATAGTCTATTCTGCTGAATTATAGATAGAAGATCCTTTAGAATAGAATTTTTGTATGTAAGCCCCACAGAAATCATCTTTATGAATTTTAAATACTTGAGCTGCATTTTCAGATTGGCTGTCATCTTTATTGACTACCTTGGTCCATTTTCTATATTCAGATGAATTTACAACTGTATTATTAGGTGGATATACACTTCTATTATTCATTCCTACCCAATTCTATACATTTACTCCAGTGGTTGTATCTACTTCTGCTGTACTAAAGTAAGAATGAATAAGACTTTCCTATTTAATATACACATTATCTTTGAATACTTCTTCCGCTTTCTCTCCATTAAAACAAACCTCAGGAGATATAAATCTCCAATACCCAGATGCTATGTCGTTAGTATCTATAGTACTAGTTCTTTTAAATACAGAACCGGTAAGTTCCATTGCCATTTGCCTACGCTTGTTCATCAAAAATGGCATTGGTCTGTACTCATTCGTATCTTTAGACGTACCTCTACCAACTTCACCGTTATCTCTATCTTCTACTATCTTATAATTATGTAGTGAAGTAATTACTCCTTGTGATACAATTGTTCTATCTTGTTCAGTACGATCACATCTAACTATTTCATATGATACAGCGTCTATAGGGAAGTTTTTTACTGTAAATCTAACTCCTATAGGCATAGACTAAAATACATGATTGCCTATATCCTAATTAAATGCTGGAAAAGTATCCATGTTAGGAAATCTTATATCCCCTATCCATAATGTTGGTGATGCTATAGATTTACTATTGTAGAATACTATACCAAATCTATATACCTCGTCTCGTTGATAACTTCTAAATAAAGCAGATATTACTGGATCAGCGTAATTCCTCTATCTTGTGGCAGTCTTTATTTTCTTAGTAGTAGCTAGTTCCTATTTGTTAAAAAATATATCTGTTGGATCTACATGATATAAGTCCATACTTTCTACAGTTTCCAAACTATTGCTAATACCTACATTGTTTCTTAACCCGCCATTTAAAATAGAAATAAAGTCTTCCTTTAATTCAGTATATACGAAACTATACTCTATATTAAGACCGTTACCTCCTAGTTTATCATCCTTACCGTAAACATATGGTAATATAGTTAACTGCCCACTAATGTCTCTCTTAGCATTATAAGGGTTAATACAATCGTGATGCGCTGGAACTTTACGCATTGTGTCATAGTCTTCAATTCCAAAGTACATATAATCATTCGGATCTGAAGTTTCTAATCTAACGTTACCATACTTATTTGCTCTATATGCTCTAGCATCATACTCTACTAGCTTACCATTATCTTCTATCATAGGAACCCAAGAGGTTTCTGTAATATTAGAAGCAAATAATCTGTTCTATACAGAAGTAATACTGTTACAAATAAAAGCATAACTAGTAAAGGCGTTAAATTCTTCTTGAGTCATAACACTAAGCTAATTACTGCCTGTATCTGTATAACTTATTACATTCTTGTCTGTATCTATTTCTATATCATCTGCTATAGAATAAGTAGGAGTAGAATTGTTATCTTTATAGAAGATACGAATAATAGTACACCTATTAAAATCTTTAGTATCTAATGGAGCCTATATAGTACATCCTTTCCCAGTATAGGAATCTTTCTATGATCCATAATGATCTGCTAAGTTAGCACTAATACTAGAAGCATCTAGATGCACACAATTACTCAAACTAGATATAGATGTCTGTTGAGAATGAGGATTATATAGTCTATAACAATACTATACCATGCCAGCTTGAAAGTTACCAGATACTATTTCTGTAATCTCAAATGGAGGTAACACTGCATTAGGTATTATATCAGTGCTATCAGGATTAAGTATGTTACCATCAGAATCTACTAATGGATTATATTCATTAGGATATTTTACATACTTATCACTCATAATATTAATTACCTTAATAGATGAATTGCCATCTGTAAAGTAAGCTTTAATATTTGATTGTGTTTCATAATTTAATACTATACTCAATTGATTTGAATTAGCTTCCTCACATAATCTTAATTTTCCCTATAATACAACTGTACTAACTAAATTGGGAGAATCAAAATTCTCTATACGGTATATCTTATTATAGCCATCTACTAACTTAGTAACTACTACAGCAATATCGTTAATGGTTGCAGTACCTATTATTTCTTCAGTACCTTTAATACCATAATTATACTTTTTAGCACCCTCTACGCTCTAAAGAACTCCACTAGTGCTAGAATCATCAGTAATGATACGAACATCCTAACCAAATCTATATTGATTACTTGGTAACATACTGGCGGCACTATCAGTGTTCATTCCACCATAAAATGTATTTATTTGAGCTGTATTACTAATCATAATCTATTCTAATTGTAAATTATTTGTTCTTCTCCAGTAGTACTAAAGAAAGTATCATGGTCATTAAATTCTGGATAAAGTTTGTGATAGGTATTTTTTATACTTTCCAGTTCATCTACTCCAGGCATCATAGCTTCAGCGTAAGCCTACTTTCTATAGTAGTTCCAACTAGTCTTCATTTCTAAGTAATCCTACTAAGATATCTGCCCCTTTAGCTTTCTCGGATACATTAATTTTAATGTAACATACCACAATAATGCTTCTTTATAGGATTCCATATCTGGTATCATAGGCATACCTTCTTCATCCGTAAATATAGCATAATATTCTATTTTAATAAAACCAGTAGGTATATTAGTCATAATATAGCCAGGTTTAGTCATATACTATAAATCTGCGCTGTACATTGTACCATCGGTATGAGCAAACTTACCATTTACATACCTATTAGACGGACTAGCTACAGTATATTGGTTTACTAAAGCGCTTAAAGTATCACGCATATTAGAATCTGAATTAAGCTTATCTAAAGCTTCTCTATCAGATACTAAATTAAATAAGTTCTTTACTAAAGGTATTAAGCCAGCATCTGGTATAAGCATGCACGGTTTGTCAATACATTTGTCGTGGTATACTCCAAAACTAGATGTAGCTTTTCTCATAGGTAACCAACCACCGCTATTACAAAACGAAAATGCTACCTAACCAAGTTTATATAAATCACACGGTAAGGAAGCCTAATGACATTTAACAGGTAGTATAGATACCTTGTGTTCATACTGTTGTATAGCTCCAATCTTAAGTAAACCCTCACATATCCATTCTCGGATATCGGATATTTTAATTTCCTCTTCCTTTAAATCTAGGTCTGAAATAACCTTTGCTAGAACTGTTTTGGAGCTAATCATTCTATTATTTATCATAATTCTCTATAATCTTTGAGCTTCGCGAAAATTATAGAAGCTAGCGTGCGCTTATTTTCCCTTGAAGCTATAAATTGATATTTACTTTTGTTAGTTAACAGACAATTCTTCTTACACCAGTGAAATCTGTACTTGAAATAACCACTATGATCATTTAGTAAATATACAGGTTTACCTGTTTCTTTAGTAGCTTTCCAATCCCATCTCAAACTCTTACCTGAGAATTCCTTTGGCTAATGTTTTATTATCTGTAGTGTACCTAATCTGCAAGGTAATTTTACTTCCTTACAGTTCTACATTATTTCATCTCTAATATACTTAAAATAATCTGTTACTATTGCCTTATATGTTTTTAAGTCAACATCATACTAAGTATTAGTATCTATTTGATTCTTATAATTAATATAGAAATCAGCAATAGTATAGCTCTTTCTTTTATATTTTACTCTTTCTCTCATTTATTACTATATCTATTCTGATTATCGTCCTTAGAATCATTAGTAACATCACTAGGCGAAGCTACCATAACTCTTAATTCTTTCTCTAATATCATCTATACAATAATAGGTACCATAGCTGATGGAACTGGATATTCATCATCTGGGTTATAACAGGGTATGTCCTTAGTAGGATCCTAAAGTATTACATCTATACTTATGTACTCTAACTGATTAGAATCTCCTTCGACATATATCTTATTGTTCTTAACCCAAGCAATATAGTCTTTACATGTAGCTTTTCTATACTTCTACAATTTAGCTTTAGTATAACTACCTAACTATATTAGGTTACCAAACATATCACGTACAGCTATTACTCCTGGTTTATATCTGAAATTGATTAAAGTAGGTAATTCTTTCTCACCAACGAATACAAACTTACCAGGAACTATTTGTACTCTGTCTAGATGAATAGGTTCTAATGTAGTGACATACGCTTCATCAACATCGTAACCTTTATCAATAGCCTACTTTATAAGCATTGCTCTATAATAGTGAATCCATAATTCAATCTAATGTCTTGAAATATGTTCTGATTCTGCTATATTATTATTACGAACAATCTATAAAATATTATCAATAAGATTATTAAGACTCATTTTATTAAATATTAACGTTAATACAGACTAAAACGCATTTTAAAGCCCATAGCTGCATTTTATATACTCACCCTTACAATCCCTTTAAATAACTAATAGCTCTTCTTACACAGCCTTAAAATAAAAAAAGGTTGATCTTATTGATCAACCTTATTCATTGCATCTTTCATATCCTAAGGTAACATATCTTTCATAGGTGGTGGAACCATCTAATTGGCCTTCCTTATGATATTCTTTAATTCGTTTATTTCTTTTTGAAGCTCTGTTATTTTTGAATCTTCTTTGTCTGTATCATTGGTTACCTCTAACTTATCTAATAGCTATTGGCATTTAGACATTTCTTCATCACACTTTGCTATAGCTTCTTTTCTCTATTTATAAGTATTATACTGACTGCGTACTATACTTATTATTTCCTACTTATTTGTAGATATAGTTAAACCTAAAGAGCTGTCTGTTATAGTTGATTTATTTTCAGGTATAGTAAACTTTTTAGATTCTCCATTACATTGAATAGTTATATCTACTAGTTTCTTACGCTATTGATTTGGCATTGGAAACTACCCTGGTGGTAATGGTTCTTCATACACATTACTTACCTAAGTAACCTAACCCTCATTATATTCGGTTGTCTTCTTGAAAGTACCTATTACTTCTATTATATATACTTTATCACCTATATTTAATTGATTGAATAACATAAGTATAAGATTTTAAGGGCTCAATTAAGAGCCCTTAGTTATTATTAAGCTGCCGGAGCAGTAGTAGTATTATCTCTATTCAGCAAATATCTGTAGTAATCGAACGGGCAACAGTTCGGATTAGGTACAAAATAAGCTGGAACAGGACACGGGCTCTTCAATTGACTTACTATATTAGCTGTTTGAGCCTACTGGGAAGCAGACAGAGCTAATTGATTATTTTCCTGACGAAGAGCGTCAATCTTATTCTGCATTTCACGCATTTCAAGTTGACAGAACTTATCATTGATAATCTGAGTTTGTGCATCAATCTTAGAACCAAGAACATTAAATTTAGCAGTATTATCAGATAACAAGCTGTTAAATCCAGAAGTGATAGCATTCTGCAATGTATTAGTCTAGTTACACATAGATAACTGACTTTCGTAACCCATCTTAGTAATGTTATTATTTACATCAGCTATAGAGGATCTAACATCGCAGCAGCAACTAGCTAACTGAGAAGCTAACGAAGCATTACCAGAAGTAATAGCGTTGATTACTTCACAACTTGCAAGTTTAGTATCACAAGCTATCTGGCTTACACCTGTATTGATAGTATTCAAAGCAGTCTGAACAGAATTAATATCACAGTTCAAAGTAGTTGAAAGTGTGCTGATAGCATCTTTGTTACCATTGATTGCCTGCATCAACAGATTAGTATTAGCATCGGTATTCAATTCAGAAGCTAAAGCACCTGCATTACGGTTACCAAAACCAAAACCATTACCACCCCAACAGAAGAACAGTAATATAATCCAGATCCACCACCAACCGCCATTACCACCAAGACCGTTGTTATTCATCATGGCAAGCAAAGCAGTAGGATCCATACTACCTTTATTAGCATTTTGCATTAAAGCAGCAAGACCAGCATCAATACCACGATCTTGCACGATAATTCTATCTTCTAACATAATTGATTTATTTTAAAAATTGATTTTTATTAGTATCTAATATAGCGAGTAGATCTATTGCCACGGCTATATTCATCATAAGGATTGTATTCTTTCTCGTTTTCACGATCATACCTATCGTAATCTTCTGTATCTTCTTCACGATACAAAGGATATGATCTGTATACTCTCATACCACCTCTACTTCTACCACCTCTAGAACCACGTCTAAACATTCCGTAAGATTCTTCATTTACTTCATGTTTTTCAAGTTCTTCTTCGTAGCATTCCATTTCGGCTTCTCTAATCTTATCACACATTACGTATTGATAATAATACCACATTTTACCTTCGTCAATGTCTTTGTCATTCAGCCAAGCTTTAGCAAATTCTACGTAATGTTTAACATTATTAGATCCGGTAATGTTGAGTAGTACTTTATAATAATCAGAGTATACCATATTCAATGCTACATACCAATCATAACGGTTGAATTTACCACTAAGTGATATGCCGTACTGACTAGCTAAAGCAGAAGTTTCCTCTAATGACCAATGCTGTCCACGAGTACCATCCTCATTTTCCATCTTCATTACAGCTTTACGAGCGTGTTCCTCATTGAAATGAGGCCCATGCTCCATCTCATAAGCTTTTACACGAAATATTCTATGCATATTATTATTGATTAATAATTATTGAATATATTATTTACTTAGGTACTTCTACTATTCTTGTACCTATTACTTTGATAAGTGGATTGGTATTAACTATTTGATATTCTTTTGTTTCTATGCGTCGCCAATCAAAGTGCCAGAATCTAACCCAGCCATTTTTATAGAAATTCTTATACTCTTTCTTCTTGTATATAAGAATAGTCTATTGATTTTTTAAATCTATTTTGGCTGTAAGGATTGAGTCCTTTCTTCTAACTATGATAGTTGTTAATGGATTAAGCCTTAGTTCTTCTTCAAAATCTACAGCTTCTTTTTTGATTACTGTCTTCACAGAATCTTTAATCTCAGTATTGATTACACTAGCGTCGGTTAGATTCTTGTCTTTGATTTTAAGTTCTTTCTGAGTCTATTTCAACTATAATAATAAACTATCATTACTATGGTTTAATTCTTCTATAGTAAGCTATAAAGTTCTATTGCGTTCCTAATTATTAGATACTAAATTCTAGTAAGCTCTAACATTAGAAGTTATTCTATTTATCTCTGTATCTTTTTTCTATAACTAATTGTGCTAAACAAAAATAGTCGCAATAAGTAAACTGATTAAACCTACTGCGACTACTTTGAAATTCTTTCTGCACCAATTAATTATGCTTAGTATTGGTATCATCTGAAAATTCTTTATCTAAACTGACATCTAAAAACTATTCCCCTTTCTTCTTTATTACTCTCTATAGTAGACCCCATATTTTCCAATTAGGATGTATTCTACCTAAATTCTCAAGTAACTAGAAAAATTCTACCAGAGCTATAGCACCAGCTACAAACTCTACAGCCGGTATTGATACAGAAGTTATAATAAAAGTTTCAATAGTAAATGCTCCACATATAGCTACTATAGAATCTCTTAGCTTATAAAATATTTTGGAATATAATCTCCTAGATTGTTCTATTACATTATGATACTTACTCTATTTCTTATTAGCTTTGCATTCGTACAATGAATCTACTATTATAATACCAGCTAAAGCTAATATTGGAATATATACTGGAGAATATAAAGACAATAAACCGCCTATAGCACTTACTGTAACTTTTTCAGCACTGCTAAACATGTTCTTAAATATAGACATTGTTTGTTCTCCCATCTGATAATAATTCATAGCTAAAAGTCTGATAATGTAATCAAAAAAAGTCCTAGAGATTAAAAGGGGGTAAATCTGCTAGGACTGATAATTTGTTTGAGATTTATTATTAAAACGTATAGTTTGAGTATAAGTTGCTAATTTGAAATAAACTGTATTACTAACTAATAGCGCTTCTTACTTACATTTTTTATATTATTCCCTAAACGAAGGTGCCGCATTCTCAAGAGCGTCTACTCTTAAAGTAAGTTCTGCGATTAAATCGTTCAATATTTTACCTTGAGCGGAAGATAAAGCGGTAATTGTAGAAGTAGAAGTAAGAACGTTTTCAACAATTGTCTTTGATTTGTTTATTGCATCGTTTGTCTAAGCTATGGTATATACGTCTTTTTTATTTGCCTTCTCGTTTATAACATTTGATAAATGTTCTATTTGAGAATTTTGTTTGTTATCTTCTGTGTTGTTGATGGGAATCCATTTTTTACCATCATATGTTTTTATAACATTACCATTAGCATCACTGAATAAGTCAATCCAGTATGTTACTTCCATTGGGTTAGGAGCATACACGGATGCTAAAAAGTTAGGACTTTCTTGTTTTATCATAATACATGTATTAAATTAAAGTTATGAAATATTTAGCAATAGAACCTAGTACTATAGATGAAATTCCAATTGCTAAGTCTTTTTTATTCCATTTACCATTATAATAGTGACAACGATCACTATTTTCTTTGATAAATAGCATTAGTAGTGATGTATTTATATTTAATAATAATGTAGTAAGAAAGTAAATTATGGACCCTAGTATATTGTTTTTCATAATTATAAAGATCTTAAAAAGTTTTCTATAATAGTACTTCTATATAGATGCGCTTTAGGATTTGGATGTGACTCTGTTTCGGAAATCTAAAACGCCTTATTTCTTTGTTTAACGGCTTCTGGACTTACTTTACCTAAACTAGAATATCTTCCACCAATCATCATAGGGACTTTAGGGTCTCCTTTTAAATCTAAATAAGGTATACCATAATATTCTGCTATTTTTATTGTAGCATCTCTTAATTTTTCAGTAAACCAAGAATCGGCTATAATTATACCTATTTTGCAATTTGGCATATTAGTTATATAATATTTTAATACTTTATTCCATGCACCCCACCAAGTTGTATCATCGGTGCTATTTTCATCTCCTAAAGTTTCTGGTGAATCGGCAATATCACACTCATTCAACCCAAACATAATAGTTAAATAATCAGTATCCAAAGGTATTTTGTCTGTATTATTATATCTATTTTTAGCAAATGAATCGTTATCTTTTACATGCATAGTAGAGCCACTAACCCCATTTTGGTAAAATACCATATTGTTCCTTTTAGCTATATGATAAGCATAAGATTTCCAACAATTCCATTGTGCATCCCATAATTCAGGGCTATCTTTTCCAGTTAATCCTGATTCATCTTGTATATTCTAGAATATAGCTTCTGTGAAAGAATCTCCACATGCGGCATATTTTTTTCCATAAAGTACATTTCCTGTATTCTATGCTTGTTTGTCAACAAAATACTTTATATCACGAACGATGCTAGCTTCCACTTTATTTTCATTTCCATTAATATAAATAAATTGTTTAGGCTGTAGTTTTACAATTAAATCAATATTCTGTTTTTTAATATTGCTAATAAATACATTTTCTAATTGAACTCCAACATTTGGTTTAGACATTGAAAAACCAAATACTCCATATTTTTTTTCATACGGATTAGAATATCCTTTTAAATAAAGTTCCATTACATCATCTTCTGTATTCTAAAAATATACTGATAAATATCCATCTGAAGTTATAGTATTATTTTCTAGGTTTATATTTCCGACAGTATTTATAACTCCAGCTGGTTCTGTAATATTATTATAAAGTCTATTTTTTACTAAATCTAAATTATCTTCTATAAGTTTAGGTTTAAATGTAGCATTTATATCATCCTATAAATGAATAGTTTCATATAGTACTTTACAATATTTGAACTTATCAGGTACTATTACATTATCTAAAGATTTAGAAGTCCATATGGCATCTTCTGCTTCTGTAGTACTAAGCTGTATAGCTCCACTATCATTAGTCTAAGTAAAATGTAAATTAATCATCTATCCAATCCATTCTTCTCCAGAAAATAATATAGTGTTTGCTTCATAGTCACCTTTACTGACAAAACCTATATTACTGTTCGTATTTAATAGTTCTTGTTTATCTGGATTTCCTACTACCCCTCCCCCAATTTCTTCACTGATATAGTTTTTCAAACTTGAAGTAGTAATAGAACCATTGGTATTATCTTGTTCAAAAGGAATCCTTTCATTACCTGACAAATTAACTTTATCTTGTAATTCACTAATTTTCTTACTCATAATATTTATTAATTAATGTTTGTAAATTTAATATTACCTGCAAAGATAGTAAATCCAGCTTCTAATACTTGAAGTAAATCTTGGAATATAGAAGTAGTAGTAGGATTGTTAATACCCATTATACGTCTGTTAAGTAATTTAACAGAACCTTCTGTATATTCGCCATTTAAGTATGATCCTGGTACTGTACTATCATAATACATATCTACCATCATAGCTTTAACATCATTCTCATTAGCATTTTCTATACTTACTAAGAATGTGTTATCTGTAGATTTCATTAAACCATTTTCTATAGTATAGTCACTACTGTGAGGCAGTAAATAATAATTACCTCCTAATGAATCTCTAATAACTCCATTAGGGAATTCGCCTGTTATTTCTAAATTTTCAGGTTCAAATAAAGCTGAACAAGCTTTAGCAGCTGATACTGTATCAGGTTCTATCATATTTTCCTTAACCCATTCTCTTTCAGCATCAGTAAGCACTCTATCAAATAATAGTAATTGATAGAAATCAGCTACTACATGAGTATTGTCATTTTCACCTATTGAACCAATAAATAATTTATTACCAGCTTGTATACCGTCAGATGCATTTATACGAGTTCCATTATAATCATCACTAGATTGTATTGATATTAATTCTGGTAATACAATAGGATTCTTATAACCTCTGTTATAAGTATAAAATACATTATTTAATAGACCTCCTTCAAACCAAAATAAGGATTGTGATGCAGAAGTATAATCACCACTACCTAATGAACAGAACCACTTATTTTCAGTCCTTTTATCAATCCATCTTCTTTTAACTATTAATGTACTATTAATGATTTGAGAATATCATTTTCATCAGGCTTTTGTGGTTGTTCAGGTTCAGGTAGTGTAGGTGTATCAGGTATATACCATTCGCCTAATACTACAGCCCCTATATTAGTATATTGACTAATACGTATATGACAACCTTTAAATCTATCAAAGTCTACGCTATTAGTATACTTATAACTAGTATAATCACACTATACTTGTTTAGTATTCTATGAAGCCAATAACAGCGGTTCTCCATCAATTAACAATTTAGGAGTACTATCTACTAACAATATAGAATTATCCTCTGTAGGTTTAGTATTACAGCTCAAACTCTATATTATTAGCTATCCAGTAATGTTAGCAGGTTCAATATAGGAATCTCCCTTCTCTATATGATACAACTAAGGAAATACAAAGTATGCCTAAGGATTTGTAAATAAAGGCTGATATAGGATTGTTTTCATAGTGCTAGTACTTGTTTACGTAATCTCCCTTCTCTATATGATACATGTACCCAAGAGAAGTTTGATTCATTAATTAACTAATCAAATGGAAGATTATCTTTGATATATTCAAATAACTTCTTGTTACCTTTCTTAGTACCTACAGTAATATCAGCTGCTTCACCTAAACGATGTTGAGATGTATCAGAACCTCCTACAGCTTCATTTAAAGCCTCACAGCGGAATCCTGAGTTAACTCTAATAGGTTTACCATACCATTCCCTTAAAGGGTCTAAAACAGCCTCTATTAGCTTCTATAGCTTAGCTATTTCTTCATCTGAAGGAGTATTGTCTATACCGTTAGCTTTTGCTGTAGATGACTTTGTCATTTCCTTAATTGTAAAATATTTCATTATTCCTATTGTTTACTATTGTTAATTTTTACATCCTATATCATTGTACCCATTAGATCTGCTGCAAGATTCATACCAAACATTTTAGCATCATTATCAATTTCACTTACTTTAACATTCATCTAAAGTAATAGTAAGTATATCTATTCTAATAGTTCTCTATCTGACATATGTGCTAAGTAAGGATTCATGTTGAGAAAGGATTTGCGCCTTGTGACAAATATATATATGTAGTTTTACCCATAGCTGTAACCGCTATTGTTGCTGTACGCATCATATTTGTTTGATTATTAAATAAAGGCTTTACACGCAATATTCCTCTATCTAACATTAACACTTCAAAGAAGTTGGTTTGACCGGTAACTTTGGTTGTATAATTATTTGTATAATCCTAAACATTCTCACTAATAGAAAACTAATTAAGAAGATACGTTGTACCATATCTTAACTGAATATCTCTTTGTGTAGTACTATTATACTACCAATTTTCAGCTAATGAATCAGATGTTAATATTGGGCTTTCAGAGAAATTTAATGTGATAGAAGCCTAATCTGCCAATTCATTTGAATCTGTTGTACAAGCGTGAGTAAGTTTACGGTTTATTTCAGCTCTAGTAGGACATTCATTAGAATAAGGAACACTTAAGTATTGTATATATTTGGTTGGTATTCTATTATAAATTTCTACCCAAGATTGCATTTCCATTCTTCAACTCCTCCACTTGTTTCTTTAAGTCTTCAATTTCTTGCTTAAGTAGTTTAATACCTTCTACTGCTACTACTCCTAACATACAGTAATCTACAGATTTCATACCATCACTATCTGTATCGACTATATCTGCAAAATCATTTTCTATGTCTTGAGCAATAGTCCCTATCTGATGTTTATCACGTATATCAAATGATACAGTTGGTATATTGCATATTTGTTCTAAAGTGTGGTTTAGCGGAACTATATTAGATTTTAATCTAATGTCAGATTCTTTAAAGAATCCACTTGCGTGTACTTCTCCAAATCCACCATTTCCTTGACCATTACCAATATACATATTCTTAGCATTGGTTGTACTACCTGATCTCGGTCTATAATTTATCCAGAAATAAGAAGAAGCAATAGTATCATCTGCTACATTAAATTCATTTTCTTCAGTTAATACATCGGGTAAATTATTCCAACTTGTAACAATATCTGTTACTTCTACCTTATAACCTTCATCATAAGGAGTTACAAAAAATCCGGCACGTTTAGAAACAGGACCATTGTCAGTGTAATAACTTAAATTGTATTGTAGATTATATTCGTTTTTATCAGGATCATAATAAGCGTATACATTATTGGGTTCAATACAATTTGAATAACTATTATAGGAATGAAATAAGTATCTTTGGTGATTATCAATAATATCCATAATTACTTCTTTCAATCTGTCCTTTGACCCAAAAACTTGATTTATGTAGTCTATCGCTTCTGCGCCTACTCTATTTCCATTTAACGTGAGATAAGAACCATTGGGAACACTAATGACTTTGCCATAATTTTTTAAATCTAAAGCATTTATAGGGTTTGGGGTCGTAGTAGTTGGACTAACACTTTGTTCACTTGCCTCACTTGGTTTATACGTACTGGTATGAAGAATAACTTGCGCTCCATGAGAAGCATAAAAATGATATTTACCACCACCACGTACAAAAACAAAACAGGTGTCAAAATGATTTAAAAAATCTAAACCTCTAACTGGGTCTAATTGTGCATGAGCAAAATCTGACAAATATACTTTTATATCAGAAACAGCGTTTACTCCCCAAGTACTCGGAGCCCATTCCCAAATTTTGCGAGTAGAAAATCCTCTATCATGTGTAGACCATGACGGTTTTGTACCACTATCTAATGCTACTAATACTTCTGCGCGCATACACGGTCTAGCTCCGGCAGTAATTGTAACCGGATACCACGTATTTTCATCCAACCCGGAGGCATCAATTTCTGTAAGCTGCATCATGTAGCCAACACTACGAGCGTTTGTAATACTATCATCAACGTATTTTTTTATAGCTTCAATATCTGCACTACCACCCTATACTGTTTTATACTACCCGTTGTCAGCTAAATATTTAGTACCGTCCCCATTAGTTATTATTTTATCTATTTTACTCTTATCTGATGGAAGAATGATACCAGCTGTACTATCAGTTACAGGATTAAATTTCAATGAAATTGAACCTGCATCATCAGGATTTTTAAGGTTCTGTTGTATTAAATTAAGAGATATGTTATCACTGTTATGTCTTAAATTTCCTTCAGTAATTACATAATCCGGCATGTTGTTTACTATCTATTTCAGATTATTACCTTCTGTAGCACTAAACTTACCATTTAAAGCATTCTAAGTAGCAGTAGATATAGGTTTGTTAGCATCAGAAGTATTATCTACATTACTTAATCCTACTTGTTCTTTAGTAACGCTATGAGGATTAGATTTATTACTAATATGTGTATCAAACTTGGTAACTAATTCATCTATTTCAGCCTATGACTTTAAACTGTCAAGTTTAGATTTATCAGATGATGACATTACTCCAGCTGTTGAAGTTGTAGCTGGGTTTATAGTAATTACTTTATCGTTAGCTTGAGAATATAAACCTTCAGTAGCTCTAGCTATTCTAACACTTTCGCTATCTCCTAATAGTATAGGAGTACCATCTGTCAGTAGTATTGGATCACCATCAGCTAACAATAACTGTTTATCTTTATTAGCTGTAGTCTTAGTTATTGACTTTATTGTTAGTGATACTGAATTTTGATTAGATTGAGCTACTAATACGTCATTAACTAAAGTATCAGATAATGAATTAACTACATCTGTAGTAGCTTTACCCTTATCCCCGGGATATGCAGTAGAACTAGTTTCACCCAATGCTATTGATTTAGATATTTCAACATAAGCAGTGCCTGACCATCTATATTGTCTATTAGTACTAGTTACTATATATATCTTACCAGATTCACCTTTACTAGGTAAATTACTAAATGCAGCAACTTCTACTACATCATCTACATAAGATGGTAACTAAGTTGACGGTATAACTCCACTTTCATTCAAAGAAGCTAAACCATTTGGAGCGCCTTTACTATTTATAAACTGTTGTACTTTACTATTAAGTTCGGATGTATCTCCTATTAGAATCCAACTGCTTTCTCTAGTATAGTCAGCACCAGGAGATAATTGATATATCTTACCAGGTCTATCTTTACAGGAAACTAACATACAGTCATATTTCCATATACCTCCCTATTCATCTGTCCAGGTCTCTGGTTTTACTAGATCTGCATATGAATTAACTAACGATCTAGCTTCGAGAGGGGCATCTTTCTTTACTTCAAGATTACCACTAAAATTAAATGTTCCTCTATCTCTCATAATTAAGCAAATGTTATTTTAAATGAAGATGAACCGTTAGTTCCATCATTACGAGTATATACTTTATATTGTACATTAGTACCTTGTACATTTATAGTTTCAGTAGTAACAGAGAACCTACTAACACTATAGTCTTCATACTTACCACTAAGTGTATTCAACAATGTAATCTTAGTTACATTAAACTTAGCCGGTATCTTAAATGCATGTTTATTGCTTGCTGTTTCAGCTACAAATGTAACATCTAATGTTTTATTAGTAGTTAACGCTAGTTTAGCAAATGTAGTAATATTATCCTTATTAGTATAGTAAGGATATACACCGGTAACATTCAATGTTTTGGAATTAGAAGGAGTTGAGCTACTCTTAGTAACAGTATCTTTAGCTACTGATTTATGTTCTTCGCTAGTCTTACCTAAGTTACTACATGCGTAATATACAGGCATAGAAGCAAATGTAGCATTAGCCGTAGGACCAGTTATGTCTACTTTTACTGTATTAGTACCTTCAATAGCTTTAAATGTCTTACTATCTAAAGTAACCTAAGCAGGATTAGTATTAGCAGCGGCATTCTCTACACTACCATTAGTAGTACGCTTCATAGTATAATTAACTGAATTTAAAGCAGCATTGCTAGCATTAACTGTTATAGTGGTATTAGAAGAATCTTTAGTATTATCATTAGCAGAACTATAGCCATAAGTAAATCCACTGTATGTTCTAGCTGTAGTAGACATAGTAACAGCAGACAAAGTAGTCCTTCCAATAGTAACAGTAGCACCTACTTCTACTAAGTTTGTACTACTTAATGTGAATGAAGGAGCTGCAATAGCTGCACTAACTGTACCTTCTTCGAATACAAGATCAGTAGGCCACAATTCTTTAGTAAATAGAGATATAAATAAGTCCTGCATACTGGTATCGGGACTGATACTATTAATACCTGCTTTATTAAGTAAGTCAGCTAATGGACCACCTGCAACAAGTATTTCATCTGTAGTCTTTACTGTTTCAGCAGTATCTGCCACAATAAGCTTATAAGTACCATCATCAGATAAATACTTAGTACCATCCCCATCAATAATTATTCTAGATACTATATCAGCTAATGCCTTTCCTTTACCGCCATCATAAGCAGTACCAGTTGTTTCTCCAAGAAATAGTCTTTCAGACATTACTACCATATCATTACCATCCCAGAGATGTATGATATTGGTTCGGTTATATTCATCTAAACCTACCAGAACATATACTTTAGAATTAAGAGGGTTGATTATCCCCCATTCATTGAATCTTCTAATGTATAGTTTCTTATTTTCTTTACAATAGTAAATATCATTTTCTTTAGCTTGATATAGTAGTGTATTCATTTCTAATACTGTATCTATAAACTCCTATATCTTTACCAATGATTGTAGGTCTATATCACTATCTGATACATCTCCAATATAGTCTATTAACGAATCAATAGACATTTTACCATTGTGAATGCCATCTTGAAAAGGAATTATTTCTTTACCATTGAGATCTTTCCTTTCGACTAACTAACTTATTCTAATTCCTTTTGTAATCATATTACTTGTCTTCTGTTTTTAATGCATTCATAGCATCTATGATAGCAGGCTTACAGTATTGATTTACAAATTGCATAATAACTTGTACTTCTTCATCTGTATATTCTAGCTCACCTTCAGAATTATATATCTTTAAAGCTAAAGAATGAGCTTTAATGCCACTACCTACTTCATAAATTAATTCACCTAATTGTTGTCTAGCATCCATACAAATCTTATTTGTCTTTTGGATGTCAGTGTATACTTCCAGTTGTGCAAAATTTATCTTCATATATCAATTAAATTTAAAACTTTTTATCATGGCATAATATTTTCTTTCAGTCAAAGTAAGGGGTTCATGAATTAAAAGTATTGTAATAATATCTCCTTGATTCATGGTAACATAATCTATTTTGTTTCCATTTGAATCATATAGCTATGGAAATTCTGCACTTCCAAAGTCAGTAGCTTTTCCATGTCTTCCGTATACTCTGGTTTCAGTAATACCTATATCTGCTACAAAAGTAATTTCAGAACAGAACGCTGTTCCCTCAGATATACCTAATCTACTAGTTACATTACGCTTAGATGGCAAGTTGACAAATGAACCAGTAGTACCAGCTGTTCTTAATATGACTACCGCACTATCAAAATTTATTTCGTATGTAATGTTATTATTTGTATAACTTTTGACATCGTAACCGAATCCTTGCACTAAACCATTCATGGCAACATCACCATTACCACCTATGGCTATATTAGATATGTCGCTTCCATATACATCAAAAACAAGACCAAAGTTTGGTAGTTCACGGCCAATACTAGGATTAGTTTTTGTTATGATACCTAATATATTAGTTCCTAATGTAGATATGTGGCCTACAGCAAACATATTACCTTCTTTTTTAAATATAATAGAATTTCTATCTAAATATAAGCCATCTTCTGTATTAGAATCTTTATTTTCTAAATAAGTACTACCGATATTAAAACCTCCTATCTGACCTTTAGTAGAATACAAAGCTCCTGATTGAGTTACTCTAAATGGTGCATTAGCTCTATTCTCTTCTGTAGCTCCAGCCCATATACGAACAGAATCTGTATTATTACCACCTTCTCCTGTAATGCCTGCTACTACCTGAAAATCATTAGCTGTATTACCTGTTTGATAACCTACTCTTAATGAATTACCAGCAATAAAGTCTAATTTAGCATTCTTAGCTATAATTAAGTCTGTATAGATACTACCTACATTCTAAGCTAATTCTTCCCAATATTCAGCTCCTCCCGATGTACCTGGAGCATTATCATTAGTAGACGTATGAGGTGCTTTTGTATAAATACACTTATACACTTTGTATCCGGTAGTGGTTGCTAAATCTTTAACTAGTACTATGTCTAAGTATCTTAGTTCTGATACAGATTGTAGTACATCCTGATCATTTCTGTATTCTACTCCCGGTTTCCATTCAGATCTACGTACTATCATACCAGCACCTGGGTCACCTTTAGATACCTACATTAACCAATCAGGATTATCTTCACTAGGTTTTGTATCAGAACCATTTGGGTTGACACACAACCATAAATAACCTAGTACACTTACTCTATCATAATAGTCATAATGTGTATCTGGTTCCCAAGGCCCTCTATCGTTAGCATACTTTATTTCTTCTCCATTTGGTTTTACTTGAGTAATCTTACCAGTAAAGTATACAGAATTAAGGTATGCAGAATAACCAGTCATTTCATATCCAAAGATATTAAGGTTACTTAAATCACCAAACTACATAGCTATATTGGTGGCTTTCTAATCCCAAGTATTTTGTTTTACTAAGTAACGAGTATAAGTACGAGTTGAGTAGCAAGATGTCTGACGATCTACATTAGTTTTATTACCATACGCTACAAAGTTCATTTGAGCACAGGGATGAAATACCATATTCCAGTATTCGTCTACTGGTCTAAGTGTATAACCAATTTTCTTATTTTGTGCATCTAGTATGTTAGTAACTTCAAAGTAAACAGTATAGAAACCTGCAAACTTTCTATTACCTCTACCGTCGTCTTCATCATTTTCAGCATTTTCATCTGTCTTCTCTGAATGATATATACCCATACATAAGTCACCCATTGATACAGCTCCATATTCACCTTCTTCTAGCTTTAGTGTAATAACACCTGTCCATTCATCTATTTGTTCTACACTTTCTATTACACCTGCACCAGGAGCATTCCACTTATCTCCTAATTGAATTTCTACACGATTATATCTTAATTCAGGTGCTTCAAGAAATCCACGTAAAGTAAGACTATCAAATTCAGCATGACCGTACTTATCAATCTTACCACCAAAACCAGTAAGACCTGGTGCGAAACCTTCTTGACCAAATATAGCTGAATCTTTAAACCATACTTCATATGGAGTAGAATCTGGTTTAATCTTACTTATAAATACATCATTGTATATCTCTGGATTTAGGTTCTTATTAGTCCACTTCTATAATTTACTATCCCATGCTAATGCATTGTCGTTACGTAAATTATTAATAGATACATCTTGTAAATCAACTAATTTACCAAGTAATCCAGTAACTACCTTATTAGCAGCAATATTTGACCATCTTTTACCATCATACTGAAGTAAGTCTAATTTAGCAGCATCTACTATATTAGTATCCTTCATCTACTCAATACGATTCTATAGATTAATTTGCGTTTGTAGACTGCCTATATTATTACGTAACTCTTCTATATCAGATGTATTAGCTGATATATTCTCATTAGACTTATCTAAGTCTGTATCTTTAGCATACTATATTAGACTATCTGATATAGTCTTAATAGATGCGGTATTTTTCTGTATTTGTTCTTCTAATGGAGTCATTTTTCACAAATTAAAAGTTCGTCATAGAATGTTTTTATACCTAAATCTACTCCTAAACTTTGTTCTAGCAGTATTGCTTTATTATCAGTTTCAGAAGTATCCTTCCACATTTCATCCAAAGGATGTACTAACTTGCTTATCAATGCTCTAAGACAATCTATTTGTTCATCTGTAAACTTTAAATCACTTTCTAATAGACGAGCAATATGATTAGCACAAACCCATTTACGTATACAAGGTATACCTTGATTAGAGTTGTACTTAACTTTTAAGTTATACTCTTTACCTATTCTATATATATCATCTATTAGCATAATGAACAAACTCCGTTTCTACAAGTTTTATTACAAGCAAAACAATCGTGGTTATTGTAGAATGTAGTTTTAGTATCTAAACATATATTTAGCATTCTAGCTATATCTGTATAATACTGCACTGCATCGTCTATTAAGTTATTATTGATAGCGTAACTTAACAGATCTTGTTTCAATAAAAACAATATCATTCTATCTATTTGTTGATCATCTAAACAAGTACTACAGTTTTTACATAGTAATTCTACTTCTTTATAATATATATCAGCTTGATTGAAATAGAACTAACTTGAATTATCTATAGTAGCAATAAACGCACTCATACACATATTTTCTAATTTATTAGAATCTATTACTATAGATAATCTCTGTTCATCAATTTTTACATCAGAGCTATAGTCTGTACCTAATACTAACAATTTATATGAATGCTTATCAGGATTTACTGAACTCCTGTTAGAATAGTTATTCAGTGTGTCTATGTATAAATACAAATTAGAATCTACTGAATCAGGTATCTTTGTATCTAATTCTACTACTATGTTGTTTTTTACTATTGTTATACCAGTTATCTTCATATTAATACTTTTAAATAAAAAAGGCTACAGGGCTATTTAGCCCCATAGCCCTTGTCAGCACACTGAAACACTGTTTTTATTATGCTACAGCTTCACCTTTGATGAATGACTGAATACCTTTATCAACAATTGAATTAACCATGTCATGACAATATACTTCCGTAGTTAGCGGAGTAGTCTTAATATACTGGTTATCATTGCTAAGATACAGATTGTCATTTTCAATTACTACGCAATCGTACTTAGTTCCCTCTACTACCTTACGAGCCTGTTCTACTTCAGGATATGCACCAGTAAATACATGACCTTTATAGCCCATGTAACGTACTTCTGCATCACGAACTTGCTTCCAGAAACCTACGCCAGGAGTACCTGGAGTTTTAACAATGGTAGCACCAGCTACTGCTTCCGGTTGATTAGCTAACAAAGCACCTGGAACTGTATGATACAGAGATACTTCCATATCTACAATTGAGTATTCATTCAATGAATAAACGCCTTCGTTATCATCTTTAACCAATGCAGTCAAAGTAAGAATAGCAGCAGCATTCTGAGCCTGAATACGACGATTCTTATGAGTGTTGATCTTCTTTACAAAAGCTTCTGCCAGTTTCTGTGCCTCATTTGATTCAGCGTATACTTCATAAGTATGAGTAAATTGGAAGTTATTAGCTTCAATATCCTTATACAATACACGAAGTACATATCTGTGACCAGCAACAATAGTAGCATCAGTCAAAGTAACTACTACTTTTTCCTGAACTGGCTCTACGTTAGGACTTACTACAGCAGACGGTTTAGAACCTTTTTGAATTTCATTAGAAAATTCAATGTTGGCCTTCTAAGCAACACTGCCATCAGGCATAGTAACATTAATTTTCTGACCTGCTACACCAACATAGAGTGAATTTGCATTAACAGCTGCTGAAGCTGTTTTAATGATAGCCTTATTCTGATCAAACAAAGCTACTTCGCCAGCATTCAAAGCATCAGCAGTAGTATAGCTAGCAGGGCATTTCGTACCAATAAGTACGGTATGAACTGAAGTTATCATATAAAATTGTTATTTTAAATTAGACATATTAAGCGCTTCTGTCTATTTTCGCTTACTTTCTACTTTCCTTATTTCAGATTTCCACGTCAATAAGCGCTTTCTGTTAATGTTATTCCATTGAATTTACTTCATTAGAATATACATTATAATTTGGTAAAGTAGCTAATATTAGTTGTACTGCTAATTTAACTATTTCCATATGAGTATGAACAGGTAAGTCTATATACTCATCAGTAGGATTAGTTTTAAGGTCTACTTTACTTGGTTTCTTTAAATACTCAATAGTGTATTCGGCTACTTTATAATTACCATCTGTGTATAAAGTAATTGTATTATCCTATATGAGTCTGATTGGTTTAGCTTTAGTATACTTTAGACGATACTCAGATAATGAATTTTCTTTGATTCTATCAACAGTTTCAATAGTACCTTCTATAGTATCGCTATACTTTATTTTGTAGTTACCTTGAGCATCCATCTCCCAGCAATTATTTATTACTCCATCTGCTGGAGCTATACCTGCTGTATCTCCTAATAATATAACATAATCATCAGGCAAGGTAACTGTATATTCCTCTTGGTTTACTTTGGTAATATCTATATCTTTGTAAGTGTGCTTAGTAACTAGAGTACGTAAATCATCAGTACGCTTCTGATCCTATTCAAATCCTCTTTGTTTAAAATTCAAACCAGAATACCTAGTCTTCCAGAATTTATCAATAGCTTCATTAATGAATGACATAATAGTATCGGATGGTAATTTGCCAGCTAAAGATAATTCAGGATTGATTAACTGTAATCGTCTCTCTACTTCTATTTGTAATTCTCTAGGGCTCATTATTCATTTAAGCTATCAAGTTGTACTTTAGTTTGTGTTCTCTATGACTCTATAGTCTCTAGAGCAATTTCTACAGCCCTATCTATTACTTCATTAAGTACATAATCAGGTACTTCGGTAATATCCTTATTATAGTCTTTATAACTAATAGTTTCAGGATATTTAATATAAGTAATATCTGCTGTATATTGTTCAGAAGACATACGTATAGGATCTATAAAGATCTTTAAAGTATTGTCTTCTAATACTGCTATAGGAGTTTCAATCCAAGGTATATTGTTATACGTTTGTAAGAAACCCTTAGCTTTTTCATGATCTGTTAATGAACATATTGCTGCTTCTCCATTAAAGTGAAGTACACAATCTACATAGAACATTCTTCTAAGCTATTCTCCGTCATTAAAGAAATTAGATAAAGTAAGCACATTAGAATGTGAGTATGGATATACTAATGCTAACGCTGTATCTGTCTTAATTAGTTTCTATAGATCGGCAATACGTTTAACTGCACCTTCAAATCCTACTTTTAAAGTATTATTGCCAGTGTACTTATTACATATTACCTCTATATATGCCTAATTAAGAAATAGATCTATTTCTTCGGGTAGGAATGCAGGGCAGCCACCAAAAGCAACTGCCTCTGAATTCTTATCCATGAGAACTTTAAATGCCTTATGTAAATCAGATATTTTCATTATTTAGATTTAATTTCCTATTGTATGGCAATACGAATGTCTTGGTTCTTCTTATTATTCAAGTAAGCAATAACATCATCTATGCCATTACCAATTAAGTCTGTACCAAAGAAGTATTGAGTTCTATTCTTACGAATAATATTCTTAGCAATAGCTTCTTCAATAACAAAAGTAATTTCTTTATTCGGGTTTTCTACCCATTTCATTATAAACTTATCAGGTGCAGCTTCAATCTGTTCACTAAGCTTAGCTTCAACCATTTCATTAGACAGTGTATCAGATTTGATACCATAAAGTCTAAGACACTTACGCATATCTTCAACAGACATCTTATCCATTTCTCTATATGCTTCACGTTTGATCTTGTTAATCTTATTAACTTCTTTAGCTTCGCTATCTTTATTGATAATAACATAATCAGTAGAAGCAGTTACATTATTAAGCCCATCTGCTACTCTCTTATGCTTTTTCAAGAACAAATATTTAAGCTCATCTTCAGGTCTGTCGATATCCAGAATTAGATCTTTCCTACCAATTTTAATAGCAAATGTATCCCAAAATTTGCTTTCAGGTGAAAGCTATCCTTCTGCATATCCAATCTCTTTTTCTAATCTGGTTGCATCTTCTGCACTTAAACCAGTATATAAATTACCAGAACGTGTCCAGTATGAACTGATATAGTCGTAACATGTAGACCATTTAGTAATACCAGTCCAAGGGTTTGTTTTAATTATTCTAACGATTACTTCCATAATTAATTAATTAGATTGTTCAGTTAGTTCTTCTTTATATTTCCAGATATATTTAGCATTATTCCAAGCTCGTTTGTTGTTAGGATCTACAGGATTTTGTAGTTGTCTTTGAATACCTCTTCTGTCACATCCTGAAATTCTAGAAGCGTCTATGATAGAAATGTATTCTTTTAATAAATTATTTTCTTTATCATACTGACAAATAGCTTTAGCTACTTTTAAACCATTTTCAATAGCAATTTGTCTTTGTTTTTCTGTTACTTTTCTATTTTTTCTAGAATCTAAATCAGCTTTTCTACAAGCTTCTGATATAGTAGGTTTCCAATCAGGGTCTTTAGCGAATAAACTAGCAGGAACTGTTTTAGGAATTTCAGGATAATCTTCTTTATACACCCATATATAAGGGTTTACTTTAGATCCTGTTATATTTCTTTGTTTTAAAGCATTTGATAACGTAGTTACATGAACGCCAGTTCTTCTTGATGCTTCATTTACTCCAGAATATTCTGTAATAAACTCTCCGTCTTTAGTGTATTGTAAAACAGGTTTTTTTCTAGTAGATCCAATTTGTCCCGATTTCCAATAAGCTTCTCTAGCTTCAGTTACTATTTTACCAGCTTCTGATAATTTAATTCTAGTAGCTTCTGTAACTTCTCTACCAATAGCTTTTTGACGAATTTTTTCTTTAGTTTCTTCAGATACTACTTTACCAAAAGTTCCATCTCCTCCTTCTGTCATGTTGTATCCAAATTCATCTTGAAGACTATTGTATTCGGAAATATATTGTTGTTCTTTTTTAGTTAGTTCTTCCCAGCTATTTGCAAAATCTATAAGCTCTACTGAGAAGTTTTCTTTACCATATTTACGTATGGCTCTATGAAGTTTGAAAGGACAATTGTGCTCGGCACTATAAAGATGCTCTTTCCACCGAGCACTCAATCCTTTACTTGTAATTCCAATATATACTTTATTGTTTACCTTATTTGTTATTTTATAAACATCATATGATCGTAACATAATAATTAAGTTTGGTTATATCTATATAACGCTAAACTTACCACAAGGTTACCAATAAATGTATAAAAAAGTTAGAATTAGTCTTCAGCTTCCATGATTAGTTCCCCACACGCACGTGGATCCCTTAACATTATTCCCATTTCTCCAAGGAAGAATACCGTATAGCCATCCTTACCGTTAGATCTCAGTGTATTCTTAGAGTTAGCATAACCAGACGGAGCTACAGCACCACCAGTATACCAAGTTACGAATTCACGATCTTTACGAACTACCTTAACGATATTGGCTTCACCATCACGACGACCCAGATCAAGGAATGTCATACGATATGATTCCAGAGGTTTCAGAGTAACTGGATGCAACTGACGATTATAAGTAGTATCATCATACAACGGGAAGTACTTCAAAGTAAGCTCAATACCATTAGTCATCTGGTAAGTCTTGAACTGACCACCGAACTTCAGGTTATCACCAGAACCAGTTACAAATACAGTATCCATAAGGTTCATAGTAGCTACTTTTTCCTTCAAAATACGGTCAAATTCACGCATACCCATTTCACCAGTCAAAGCAACAAACTTACGTTCGTTAGTACCAAGTACATTATAAGACAGGTCGAACAAGAAATCTTCAAGCAATTCAGCTGTCAATCTAGTATACATACGCTTGTTAGACGGAGCAATCTGTTCCAGCAAACCAGCACCAATAAATACCGGACGACCGTTAGTACCTTTCAAGTTACAAGAACCATCCTTATTTACATTAGATTTCATGTAAACAAGCATACGTTCACATCTCTTATACCACTCACGCAGAGCTAGCCATTCCTGATAGTCAGCCCACAAATAAGATTTCTTACCAGTCTTAGGATCTTGCAATGCAATAGCCATTACTGTAGAGTAAGCAGAACCTGTAATATCGTAGTTAATACGAATAGTAGTCAGGTAGTTACGCATCTTAAAGTGAGTACTATAGTTCAGGATATCACCTTCTTCACTGTATTCTTCAACAGCAGAAGCAAGACGAGATACTTGAGAACCAGCTTTCAAATATTTAGCAGGTACATATGAAGCGGGATTACCATCTGCAATAAAACAAGTATAAACCCACAAGTTACCATCCTGATACGGAGCACCAGCAACACGCAACTGATAATCTTTGTTATCCAGTTCAAGAACTGCTGTAGGACCAAACCAGTTTTCTTCTAACCACAGATAAATAGGAGTATTACCTAAACCAGCTGTAGTATCAACATTGATAGCAGCACCATTCCATTTAGCATCTCTAATGGTAATAGCTCTATCTGTATCAATCATTACATTCCACTCCCAGTTCGGCTGATCAATAGTCATTACATTACCAAGACCGCCAGTCAGCATGTCAAGGGAAGTATTGTAACCATTATCTTTAGTTCCAAATACATAAGATAACACGGTAGCAACCTGATACGGATTCTATTGCGAAGCTGCTGAAATCTTGTTAGTATCAATCAGGTCAGAAAAACGCTTACCTTTGTACAGAACCAAGTTATTAAGAATATTATTATCCATAAAATATTAGTAAATTATAATTTAGTTGTTATTTAATCTACACGCAATTGTCGTGCAAAAGAATCCCACATAGACTCAGTGCTAGTGTTATCCTGTCTTCTAGTCTTTCTACTTACTCCTGTTTTACTTAAGCTATTTTTAAATTTATTAATAGCCGCAGTAGAGCCTTCGCTCTTTGCTGCCTTCAGTAAAGTATCACCTTTCATAGTAAAGTAGGCAGACTCGAGTAAGTTTTTCACGCTTTTGGAATAGTCTTTCTGATACTGAGTCTTTCCATCAGCTGTGGGTTTGAATATATATTCTAATAATGCCTATTTATCTTTTTGAGGTATTTTAATTCCACGAATATTATCCATGCCCTTTATTTCAGTCACAACGGAGTTAAAGTAATCCTGTTGACGCTTTTTAAGCTCCTTAGCACTCTTTTCTTGTTCTTCTAATAGCTGTTGTTTCTTTTGTTCTCTAATGTCTCTAAGAGCCTCTAATGCGTCCGTAGCCTCATCCTCAAGTAAACCAGCATCTTCATATTTAGTAAGCTTCTTATCTATTTGCTTATTATTAAAGCCTTTTTCTTTCAAGAACTCCTTAAGTATAAGCTTTTGGTTTACTTCATTATCCTCAATTTCAAAATCTTCTAGATCTAGTTCTCCATCAATTTGGAAATAATCTCTCAAATTACCTCCATTCTTAACAAATTTATCTAGAGCTTCTACCTCTTCACTAGCATACTGTGGTACTGAATTCTCTTCAATTACCTCTTGGAAGTACTCTACTAACTCTTCTGCTGTCTTAGGTTTTTCATCATCTTCTACATCTTCCCAACCAAGTCTCTCAGAAATAGAGTCAAAGAAACTGATAATTGTATCACTTTCAGAGTTATCGTCAGGTATATCGTCATCCACAATATCGTCGGTATCATCATTATTATCTAAATCATTATCAGGATCATCGTCTGTATCATCTTCCTTATTGTCCTTCTTATCTTTCTTAGAAGATGTTTTTACAGTCGTGTTATCCTTAGGTTCTTCTTTAGGCTCTTCTTTATCAGGATTGTTGTTCTTACGAATTTCTTCTAACTCTTCATCGGTTAACTCTTCACCAGCTCCATCAAAATCATCTTCGAGACTGGTATTAAATGTATTTTTATTTGCTACACCACCTGGCATGAATTCTTCAAATACTTCAAAGCCGTTCAATGTGTTCTTATCCATAATTATATATAATTAGATTAATTGTTTTTCTTTCTTCCTTTGTGTTTCCAACGTCTGCTGTTCTAAGCAAATATCGCCCTCTTACGTGTTAAAGGATTCTTACTATGCGTAAGTTCTTCTGTAGTCTTGCCTGTTCTTTTCTTTAGAGCATTGAATTTGCCTCTATTCTTTTTCTTAATATGAATACCACCATACTTATATGAAGGTATAGGGTAAACCGGCATAATACCTGTATAGTCTATTAAATCATTCATTTAGATATTTATTAGGTCCTATTTACAGTAGGAATTTGCTTAATTACTTTCTTGGCTTTCTATAATCCACTAGGTATAAATGGTAATACACCTAATGCTGCTAAACCGGCTCCAGCCCAATCTCTTTCTGTAACAGCATTATATACATCTCTAGCAGATAATGCATCTCCTATAGGAGTTATATTAGCAGCATCTTCTAAATCTATAACAGGTTTAAGTCCTTGCTCTTTAGGTCTACCATCTGAAGTTCTACCTAATTTGATATTAATAGCTTTAGTAAAGTCACCATCAGGATTACCTACTTCTCCACCATCTGCATATACGTTTATAGGACCTTCTTCTTTTGATTTAGTATATACTTTATCTCCAACAAAGTAAGTATTGTAACCTATTTTAGCATCTTCTGCTAATCCTTTCCAGAATGTAGGATGTAAAGATGTTTTTAATATTTCTCCGGTTTGAGGATTTCTAGTAGGCAAATGATAAAATCCGTCATTTTCTAAAATAGGCTAAGCTCCTGATTCGTATGCTCCTCGCATATTATATTCAGTATCATCTGTATACTTAAGATTATCAGGTAAACTATTCCTCCAATCCCAATAGCCTTTACCGGGATTATTTTCCCGGTAAGACTTTAGGTTTTGCATTCTCTATTTAAATGCTTGTTTATCCATGTTAATATTTACACGTTTCTAAATATAACTCTAATAAATTAATAAGACTTTTAGGATCAGAAGAATGAGCTCTAAGAGATATCAATGGTTTTTCATCTACCCTTGCTATCTTATCGCGTAATAGCAAATGATACTTTAAACCATTTCCATCTAAATCGCAAGTATACCACCAATAACAATTATAGTTGTCATTAAGATCTTCAGGATATTTTTCCTAAAGATGTTTTATAGTTTCATTTCTGTCCATAAAGTTTTATCTTATCATTTACCGCCTTTACCTTTTTTACCACCGGATTTCTTTCCGCCTTTTCCGCATGCCATAATTTATTTCTCCTTATTTTTTATTTTTATAACTGCCTATTTTTGCATATTTAAACCATGAATAGTGCTTGCGCTCTTTACAATAGTTTAAGTTTTTATCATTATTGTGAGCTTCCTCTTCAAAGCTAACGTCATGATATTTATCGCTTTGTTTATTCCATTTACAGGACAACATTATACATAGGTATTCTATACCATACCATAAGTAAAAAGGAATCCAAAGCATTTCCTACATCTGTTTTAGATGTATCTTTTCATGATTGTATTCATCCGCTGTTACAATAGCGTCATTTCTCTGAAATATAATACCAAAGAAATTCATTAATTTATAACCTTTAAACGGTATGAATTTATTCTTAATTATCTTCATATTACTTCTCTCCTACTACTCTGTTTGCTCTAGCTGTCTTTGCCTTCAATTGCTCTCTCTTGTAAGCTTCTTTATCTTTCTATTTCTGTAATTCCATTTCTTGCTTCATTTTCTGCTTTTCAAGTTCAATCTTCTTATTCTCAATTTCACGTTTCATTTCCATTTCACGTTTCTTATTATTGAATTCAAACTATTTAGAAGCAATATCAGAATTTACCTTTTGTTGTTCAATAGCTTGTTTACCTATTTCAATTACATCAGGCACTCCTGATCCGTCTTGATCCATATTTTCAGCACCTCTATAAGCATTTAATTGAGCAACAGTAATCTTAGTAGCATTATTAGAATCAATTTCATACTTCTTAAGATCCATTTCTGCTTCTTTAAGCATAAGCTCTTCTTCTTTAATTTCATTCTGAATCTGAGCCATTTGCTGTTCACGTTCTGCTTGAGCTTGTTCCATAGCCTATTGCTATTCCATTCTCTTCTGCTCTATTTCTTCTAATTTACTTCTAATCATAGTGACATTATCCATAGTAATAATCTCAGCTATATCAAGTAAACTAGCTCCATTTTGCATAGCAGGCTGCATTAAGTTCTTAAGAGCTTCTATTTGCTGTTGATTCTTAGTAGTATCTTCTACAAATATATCCATATCTTCATAGAAGAAATCATCTGATAAAGTTAAAAATGCTCTAGTAGCATCATCTAATACGTACTGTATACTAGTCTTATTGTCTTTCCAAGCATGTTTAGCTGTGTCTAATAACATAGTTAAACATTCTTTTTTTACCTAATTGTGAACCCAAAACCAAGGTTCAGTAATATGAGCTGACTATACTACAGATCTTTCTACATTACCTACTAATTCATTAGATGAAATAGAACCTTCTCTTTGTTTACTTACTCCGGATATTTCAGATAACATAGATTCTATCTTATCCATTAGATTAATATACTAGTCTATAGTATTAGCCATAGTAAGATCAAGCGCGGATATCTAATTAAACTAACTAGGTTTACCCCCTTCTCTACCAGGAATATCCCAACCTTCCTCATAAGGATTTATAAAGTTAACTCCAAGAGCTGATAAATAATGCATCCACTTAGCTACATCTATATTCATAGACTTAGGTATCTAAGTAATGTCCATATTAACTACTTTACCTTTATCTCTAGCCATAGCTAACTCAAGGCGATACCATAGTACTATATACATATATTGTAGCGGTTTCATCATACTAACAAGACTACGTGGTCTACTGTTAGTATTATTATATATTACGCCAGTATAAGGTAATCTCTGAGCATTCGGATTATCAGCAGATATGTGCTGATACTCAACAGGTTGTATACCAACATATAAGTCTTGTCCTATTCTATATCCTTCCCATACTTCTATAATCCATTTCCATTCAACATCAAGTTCATTACCTGTTTCTTTATAGGTTTCATCTACTTGATACTCTTCTGGCATACCTGTTTCAGGATTGATTATATTAACAAAACCTATCTTCTTTAAAGACTTCCAACAACAATGCCATACATGTATATTATCAGCTTCTTCAAAAGGATTGGAACTGAAGCCATTTATGCTGTGAGTTTTAATATGAGGATAGTCTAAAGATGTTTTTCTTACTTCTGGAGTTACACCACCCTTAGAGCGATCGTCCATCATATCTAGTAACTCATTTAGTTGTTTTTCTGACATTTTATCATATAACCTATCATATACTTCAGTAAGAGACATAATCATCTCATAACAACACCATTGAGCCTCGTGTATAAACTCTAAGTCAGATGTATCTGAATCATAATCAAAGTATATTGGATTAATACGCTGCAAACACGGTTCTCCATTTACTATACCTACATAGTATATTTCTTCTCCTCCTATTAGCGCATCTTTCCATCCTTTAAAGAATTCATGAGTAATATTTAACTTATTCTTTAAATAATTAAGGCTGTGATATGCAGTTATTTCCGCAATATCTTTATAGTCTTTACTGAGATACTTTTGTATCTATTCTGGAGTCATTATTTCTCCAGACTGTAATGCTTCTTGATATCTAGCTTGTTCTTCAGGGCCTAGTTTACTCATGATTGTTGCTTGAATATAGTCAATAATCATTTGTTTAGCTTTGTCCTATATTTCACTAGTAGCTATATCACTAGTATGTACTACTCTGAAGTTAAATGGTCTTTTAGTTTCTTCTCCTAAAAGTAAATCAATCTTTGGCTTTATTATATTATAGTCTTGAGCCATAGCTGGAAATCCATCCTGTTGTTTGAATGGATTAGTAACGTACTTAAGATCTTTTTCACTATATATACTATTGTATAGATCATAGTAAGTCTACATTTCCTCTTTACGGCTTCTATTGTTACCATCTCTAGAACTACCTTGACTGTGTCCAGCTATGTAATCTACACAGGCTTCTTTCCAGTCTTGAGTCTTCTTAGACATGGGTAGTCTCTATAAGGGAAATTGATTAATATTTCTCATAATTAAAACATATATGCTTCTATATTATCAGCTGCTTCGTCGTCACGAAACCACTGTTGAGTGAATATAGGGCCATCAAATAATACCCTATTTCTATTCTCTTTTTTTACTTCTTTTACTTTAACATTATAGAGCTATTCTCTATATATCATTACCTGTGTCAACGCCATTACTCTATCCACGTTGACTACATCATTAGCAGCTATAAGCTCTTCTAATAGCGGTTCTGACATTATATTGTATAGATTTTTTTTACCATCAGCGTTAATGTCATTAAGCCAATCTTTTATAAGACCCCAACCCCATTGCTTAATCTACTTATTCATATGACAACCCTTTTTTCTATTTACTTTAGAGTTGCTAACAATATCATTAATAATGTCAGGCTAATCAGCTAATAAGTAATCACAATGCTTATTGGTAAAGTAAACAAATATTCCTTTATTCTGATTTTCATACATCGCCCTAGCATTGTAATATAATAATAATTTCCTTACATTTTCATAGAACTCTTCTGCTGATTTAGGTCTACCTGTATATTCAGCTACTATAATGTCTGAATATTGCTCTATAGACTAAATACGTTTGTATATGAAACAAGAACCTAAAGATGTAGTACTTGATTCGTCATAGTCATATGAGTCAATACCTGCTATATAAAGTCCAGGACTAGCATCTTTATTAGGATGCTCCCATATCACTATAGATCCAGTAGGATCATCACCTATAAGCGCTCCTGTAGTTTCATCTCTTTTAGTTCTTAAAGGATAATGAGTTATATCACCAGTCTTTTTAATTATCCATTTAATAGTACCATCTGGTTGCTATATTAAGTCTCCTACTTGTTTATGGTTCTATAATTTCTTATTAGTTCTAAGTAATGACAGCTGCTCCTATAATTCTTTTTTGGGGAATATATTGCCATTAAATTCTAGCATAGCTTCAGCTGGAGTAACAGGACGTTCTGCAACATAACGGTCTACTGCTGCATTACTAGTAGCATTAGATATTACTACTTGCCTTTCTGCTAATATGTGTTCTAAGGATTTCTTTCTAAATGTATTACCATCTTCATCCATGTATATACGTTTACCTTCTTTATCACGTATATCAAGATTAGTATATTGAGGTACAAAGAATCCACATTTATTAGTAGTAGCACTTTCGTCCCATATGTTATCAAATCCTAAGCAGTTGTAACCATCAGGATTATAAAACATGTCTTTCATAGTTTCAAAAGCGCTGCTTTCATCACCACCTGTTCCCCATACAATCATAGTACCAAATGCTATACCATCTACTTCTACTGACGGTCTTGCAATTTGCCATGCTGCTCCTAATTCTGAGAAAGAACCACCCTCTTCAAACAAAATAAGATTAGCTTTTTTACCACGAACTATATCCGGATTATCTTTCAAAGTAACACCAATAATCTCTGATTTGTAACCCATTTCTATTACATTTCCATAGTCATCCTTAGTATAGAATCCAGCACGTCTACGCATCTAAGTATTAACAGACCTCTTCTTACCCCATGCTGTATTTTTATCTATAAAGTCCATATAGTCCCATGCTTTAGTAAGAATACCATCATCAGTCAAATACTACTTATTTGATGCATATATAAATGTTTTACTATTAGGAATTAAGTAATAGTTTCGGCAAGCCATAGCTCCACCTTTATAAGAGAATCCCTTTCTACGTGACTTTAATAAGCACAGGTGTTTACCAGCTTCTTCTGCTTCTTGAACTGCATTAAAGTAGTAATAGTCATAATCCCAGAAATCAGGAAAGCTAACTTCATTTACACGTTTTACCACTGTATTACCTAACTTATCAGTAGTAATATGGTTAACTATTCTAGATATAGGACAATAGTTTAAATAAAAATAGTTATATCCACTGATAAAGTCTCCATCATCAGCAGTATAACCATTAATACACCTATCTCTTTCTTCATCCCAGAATTTATAAAATTCTGTAGTTCCTTCTGGATACGTACAGTATTGTCCTGTATTTAGGAACTATATTGAAGCCTGTCTAAATTTATCACTATTTACTATTTTCTTATTAAAATCTACCATACTATTTTAAAAAAAGGGGCGCGTTTCACAACGAACCCCTTCTTCATTTAAAAACATGTTTAACATATGTTGCGGACCCACGACTCGAACGGGAACTTATGATTATGAGTCATACGAGATGCCTTTTCTCCAATCCGCAGTACACAGGTTTATACGTGACACCTGTTTAACACGCTGGCTTACGATCCAGTCCTTCATTAGCTGTGTTTACTATTGATCAGATAGTAAGTGACTTAGGAAGTTACGTTGCTCCTCAAAAGCTTCAATATTTTAAGTAGTTTACCAGTATGGATCGCACTTCTGCGCCCAAATCCTTTAGTATTTAATGTGCAGTTTGAATATACTACATTACAGTTTTTCCGATAAACTACTTATAAGGACTAGTATTTTAAGCAGTCTGCTTGCAGTCAGACTGCATTAATTCTTTCTTCCAAATATAGCCTTTACATGTTTTAGCTCTACCATTACAAGCTCTTTGTATTGACTTATAATCGGTATTCACAGATTTTGCAGCATTGTGCATTCCTATGTAAGTAGCAACTAATATATTATCCAGTGTGTACTGATAAACTAGATACTTTGTAGATGCTATTCTTAATTTTTCCTTCTGTTCTTCTGACATCTTTTTACCTTTATTGAGGCTTACCATTCCTCTAATCCAATTAGAGTTTCCGAAATAAACTTTACCATTTCTATGTCTTTCAACTAGAGTAGCTTTGTTCTTTTCATATTCTTCTAACCATTCAGGAATTTTAGACTTTTTGTCTTCTAGTTCTTCTTTAGTATAAGCTGCAATAAAATTATTACAGAAAGGATGAATGTAGGTATTGTTACATAATCTACCAATATTAGAACGACTTAATTTAGTAATAGAAGCTGCATCTTTTATTGTCCATGCATATATGTAATACTTTTCTACAAAATTATATAGATGAACTCGTTTACCAAAAACTCCTGATGCAACAAGTTTTTTAGAATTTTCAGATACTTTCTTTTTCTGTTCTTCTGTCATTTTAAGACCTAAAACTCCAAAATCACCACCTTTAGTGCAGTTATATCCATCTGTATAGGCGTTGTATTCTTCTATGTATTTTATTTCTAATTGATCTAATTGTTTAATTAGATCTGTATTAGTCATATCTGCATCCGGAATAAATGATTCTAATATATCTATTGTGAAGTTATGAAAACCATATTTGTTTATTGCTCTATAAATAGGTAAGTCCAATTTACCATTTTTAGCATTTCTCATATGGTCTTTTATTCTTGATCTAATTTTAATACTTTGGCCAATGTAGCATTTACCATTTAAGTTATTTTTGATAATGTATATACCAGCTAATTTTGGATCTATATCTCTATATGTCATATCTGCAAGTTTATATGAATATTGGTTGGGGAGGTAGGAATCGAACCCACTCATACAGAGGTTTAGAATCTCCAGCACTACCGTTATGCAACTCCCCAGTGCACGTAGATATATTTTAATTGCCTCTACGTATGGCAAGTGTATTTAGAACCAACTAAATAGTCTCTTATACCAAGGCTTCTTAACAACTACCTTACATAATACAGCGTCTACTTCTTTAACTTGTTCCCAGAAGTCTGCACCATCTTTAGTCAAATCAAACGTAATAATCAATTTTGTTTTCATAATTTGCTTAGTTTATTCTTAAAACGTATTGTTTAATTTAGGTTATAAATTAATGTATTATTTCACCAACTCATAAGGATTAACCTTAGCATCACCTTTAACTTTACCCATAGCTACCTCTTCGGCCTTAACCATATTCTCTAGAGTATCAATACTTTTAAGTACATTACCTACAGAGGTCATACCAGCCAATAAGTCTTTAATTTTCTTCTCATCTAGAGTATCGTCAAGCGATTCTTTATAGTACTTACTGATGCTATCTAATTTCAGTCTCATATTATCAAGCATCTCCAGCGTACGAGTATAACAGAACGCTTTATAGTCGTTTTCACAGCTAATCTCTTCAGCAGTAAATTGGTAGTTTTCATCACCAAATATTTCTTTTTTTAGCTTTTCCTCTCTACTATCAGCTTCCATACTCTGAACATACGGACTATTCCATTTATTCATAAGTACTATATAACTAATTACTTTAGTGGCGTGCTCTTTATCTGGCTTATCAGCATCCCATACCTTTTTAAAGCATGGGATACCTAAAGCATCTGAGTGAATAACTACTTTACCACCTATAATATCAAATAGTTTCATTAACTTCTATTTTCTTAGTTAAGCTTTCAAACCATCTACTAATGTCATCTTTAGCTACTAGATCGGTGCATACTACTACTTTAGTATCATAATCTACTCCATTCCAGTTAACAAAACACAGTATTAGGTCTCCTTCATTATAATTTATTACCTCAGTATCAGTAATTACTTGTCCAGACTATTTAGCAAAGAACGCACCTCTTACATCAAAATCACTGGGTGTATTTTTAATGGCATTAGTTTCAGTATCATATAGAACTTTATTGCCGTATTTGTTTATTAACAGTTTATCCATATTAATGATTTGAGGTACATTCACATTTTGGATCACAATCACTACAAACTTTTTCTTCTAAGAATTTCTTTTTACGTTCAAAGTAATTGTTCAAATCGTTGTTATTAATAATAATTAAATCTCCTTCTTTTTCATTACCAATACGATACATAAGTATTACTACATCACCTTTTTCTACTTTATATTCTTTGTCAGATCTTACAAGAATACCGTCTTCATCAATAACCCATATATAATCTATATCGTATACTGCGTCAATATATTTTAAATCTAATGTATCAGTATTTAATTTTATTATTGTTTTTCTTTTACCTAAAACGTATTTATTCATAATGTCTAATTTTTAGTCAATTCTATAACCTAAATAATATTCCTTACTTAATCTCTATAGTATACTTTCAGCTAATTTCTAAGGTACATTTGGATTCACATACTCTGAATTATTCTTGTACTTCTGTAGTATCTCCTGAAACTACACTATCTCCTTTTCCAGACTCTGAGTTGTTATATTGCTGCGTATATTTTTCATATAATTTATCACACAAGTAATCTATCTGATCTGCTCTATCAAGTGTAGTTTCTTTGTTAGTATTCTCTATAATCATATCAGTTACAGCATCTAACATATCTCCACTAAACTGATCATACATCAATTCTCCAGACATTATCAACTCTTCTACTTTAGAGAATAACTTCTTCATCTTCTTTGTAAATGTAGAACTATCTGCACTATTTTTCTCTATGTTCCACATTGCTATACTTTCTTCCTTTGTCATTACTCATTAAATTTAATTACGCTACTACTGATACAACTTGCTGCCCAACCAAGTAAATAAGCATAGCATTCGTTTCTACTGAAAACATCTGCTGATAACCCAAGGCTATCAAATATATAGTCTGTAACATGTGTTGCTTCATGTGGTATAGTATTTGATAATTCTTTATCATCTAATCCAAATATAACTACTAATACGCCTGCTTTTCTGGTATTTTTATGTATTACAGGTATTGTTACAGCATTAATAGTACTAGATTCACATTCTTCTATTAAGCCACTATAAGTATTGGGGTTTTCTTTATTAAAATCAGTTATGTCACAGAATATAAATATCTCATCTAGATCCTCAATACTATTAGTAACCCAAAGTAATCTAGGATAAATTACAGGATCATATTTGTTAATCTTTCTTTTCATACTGCTTCTTTAACTTAATTTTACCTAAATATGTGAATCTGATAGCTTTATCCTCCATATTTGTAATAGCTTCATTAGCAAATCTAAATGGGCTATTGCATATTACCTCAATAACATGATATGGTAGATTATATCTATTACTTAATTTAGTATATATACTTGGTTGATTTTTCATTGAAATTTATTCTCCTGTAATACTTACATTCATCTAAAGTAATAGAGCTACTTATAGTATTTGGTCTAATTACATTAATGATATCAGCTATATCTAGCCAGTTATTAGAATAACGTAAACTACCTGTTATAACGGCTAATTTATTTGCTTCTAACTTACTATACTTACGTATAGGTTCGTATATGGCAGTATCATTATCAAAATTACCATTAATACTTAAGAGTTCTGTTTTTTGAGTAATAAGAGTAAATTTATTATAAGGAAGATTCTTTCTTGAGATATTACACCAAATCTTCTTAAGTAAGCTATAATCTTTCCAAACTATAATAGATCCAGGCTCAAGCATTGTTGATTGTATTTTCATCTTTATTCAATCTTAAAATTATAGTTATTTGTACTCTATCACCGATTACTTCTGGTATTAAAGCCTTATTAACTATTACTTCATCCTCAATTTTACCTTTTACAAGTATACCAGAATTCTTAAATTTAGTAATATATCTACTTAAGTTATCTGGAGTAATACAAAGGGTTTTTCTGATATACTTTCTATTCTCAGTACTAATTACATTCTTACTGATATTGGGGAGTTTAGGAGTATTTATATCTATTTGTATAAATGTAGATAATAGTTCTAACTCCCTATCAGTAAGTTTAAGGATACCATTAAGGCTTCTTAGAAATTCATTATATAAATCGGTTTTAGATACTCCTTTCACCAATTTATTCATTTTCTAGTCTAGCTTTAACGTTATCTGCAAATTTAATTAAATTATAAAGTACTGTTTCGGATTCTACTTTAACACAGGGTTGCAATTCTCCTTTTTCAAACTTCTCCTGGTTTTCTTTAAGATTCTGTTTATATTCTTTGATCTTCTCTTCTAAGAACTCTATAGTATCTTTAACAGTATCAGATGTAGAATCTACTTCTACCATAATCTCTTTCTCTACTAGTTCTTCAGCAGTATTAGTATCTATCATTGCTGATCTAAACTTATTACCACAGTATACATCAAGAGTATATGCGTCTAGTTCTTCATTATAAGAAAGAAGATCACCTTTCTTAAAGAATCCGTCTTCTTTTACTACTTTTAAATTTTTCATACTTTTACTTTTAATAGCTATTGTTGTTCTACTAAACATAAAACGGTTATGTTAAAAATTTGTTAATACTTTTTAACATTTGTTAACATTTAA